CAGTAAGGGCTGTTGTTCCACTAGTTGAGGGGTCTACCCTTGTTAGCGTGTTTCCTTTAGCAGAATAGTTTGTTCCGCTTATTTCATTGCTTGTCGTATACGCTGTTGTGCTGGCACCTAGTGAAGCACTACTCGTGTACAGAGCAATTTTAAAAGTGTTACCACCGGAGTTGAGGAAGTTGTGCTTTGCTTCTAACAACTCCTTTTTAAACGAGGTACACATTGCCTGAGATATAGCCATTAGAGTTTCTCCACCGAGTTAGCCAAATCATTATGACCTGCTGACCTTAACAGGGTAATGACCTTGGAGCGGTCCTCTTTAACCGCTTCCCATATGTAATATTGCACAGCTTTATGTATATATGATTTAAACGCTTTAGCCTGTTCAGCAATAGTAGGATGTGAATTACTTCCAACCGAAACTATTGTGTCAGCCGCTCTTTCGGCCCAGTGACTAGGACCAAGGTTGCCGTTAACGCTTGTTGTTACGGTTACACTTCCCACGCCTGAATCAAGATCAAACACTAGGCCACACCCATCCTGATTGTGCCATCCCTATACTCATCTGTTGTTGCGCGACCTTCTGCTTCAATTTTAAGTAACTGCAAAGCTTCATTAAACCTTTGTTGGTACAGTTGCATCATGTCCGCCTCACCCTTCATGTAGGTATAAGCTTCTACTAAACAACCATAAAGCAATGCCGTATCTGCATTTGTTCCAAGCCACGACGTCCCATCTGTAACAATGGAGTTGGGCATGTAATAGTAATGCAACTCGGTTGTGTAGTTAGAGTCAGGCGTAGGACCAATAATAAACGTGTTTACGTCAAAGACCCCGTAATACTTGGGCGTCCCTTCCGTGGCGGCATTTGGATATGTAGACCTAATGAAGTTTGCATCTTTGTTCAATAAGAACGACTGGTTGCTGCCACTTGTAATAGACAGTGACAGTGGAAACAAGAAGTCTGACGGCATTTCCAGGTACGCGTTACCGTCAGTCATGGTGCCAGCGACATTTTTTCTGTTTACCGAAAGATTTACAGAGCGATAAATACGTTGTTCGGTTTGCTTTACAAAGGTAGGTATAGCAGCAGTAAAGTCCGTGCCTGTGTTATTTGTGTAGTCCTTAATCGCTGCTGTTAGTTCAGTGTAGTTCATGTCGTCACCGTTACTGTTCCAACTCTTGCATGTGCAACAATATTTCCAGAGCCATCTGCTCCGCCGTTTCCAACCGGATCAAAAGCAAACAGTCTTCTGCTTGTGTCTTCCGCAATGTCTGGCCTAGGGTCACGAATCGCTTCCGGGTCAGTGTAATCGCCAAGTCTACCTAAGAAATTTTGAGGCTGGTCCTCGTCAAGCATGTCGCGACCAACCATAAGGCCAGTCATTCGACCCGCTTTCACTTGAGGTACCAAGTCCTTCAGTTTGTATCTAAAGCCGGTGCGATCACAGAAACCGAAAGCGTATTTACCGTTAGCAAACCGAGCCATTAATAACCACCTGGCACAAAGTGCACCGAAGCGCGGTCGCGGTCTTCCTGTTGTGCAAGATCCCACTGAAATTCGTATTCCTGTTTTAATTCCATAGAGCGAGGAAATGCTTCAGGGTATTTTTGCGAAATACGAAACGCTAAGCCTGAAACCAAGGCTGGAAGAAAACGTGCAGGTACATCGGGGTTTGTAGACCCTACTGACCCCGTGTCCTCAATACGCCTAATTCTTTGGTAGCCAAACGTGTACACCTTGTCGGGTGTGGGCCACAGGTAGGCTACCGGGGCCGCTCTTTGTTTGTCAATGTAGATGTTGACTGGACGGCCTTCTGTTTTTTTGTTGGGTATTGTTGCGTACTGGGAGACACTAAAACGAGAAAGTGGTAAGTCGTTTTGGCTTGTGCCTGTCCCGTCGCGGATAAAATACTCAATCAAATCCACTGTATCTGCTGGCAACGTAACCGTTGAGGTGCTTGCAACTGTGCTTGCGGTACCTTCTTCAACGCACCAAAAATTTAGCCCACGGTTTGCCCACTCAAGACTTAATAGGTTTAGCGACCGCCTTGCGGTTTCAATATCGTAACCTGTCCTTGATTGCATTCCACACCGCTCAAAGGCTTCTTCTATAACCTCTGCTATTTCTAGGTTAAAGGTTGCTGTTCCAGAGGTAGCCATTATTTGCCTACCTTCTTCATAGCATCTTTATGGGCTTTTGTAAAACTAGCACCAGCCCTCATGCTCTTACGCATAAACGCCATGTGTTTTGGAGTATGATGCTTTTTGTGTTTTGCAAGAGCATCTGTCTGTCTTTTTGTCAGCTTTTTAGTAACAGCTTTTTTCTTTTTTTTAGCAGGCATCAGTTCTCCTTAAACTTCTTCATAGCAAGTTGCTGATTGCTTACACACTTAGAGGGCATTTTAGAGCCATTACCTATACGGCCTTTTGCCCTGTTGGCTGAAAACTGCCTCATGTCTTTCATGGAGTTTTTAATAGATGCTTTTATTATGCCCGGAGTCAGAACCTCTCCTCCGTCAGCCTTTTCAGAAACCCACCTAGAGGCCATTGAGGGCTTGTTGGCAAACATCCATCCTCGTTGCTTATCGCTCTTAAAAGGCATTATTCGTAGCTCTTGCCCATCTTCAACATAATCGCATAACGATCACCGCTTGCGTGTCCCGTGGTGGTAAACATAATGTCACCAGTTGGGCTAGATGCGTTGTTGATAATCGGTCCAGCCGATCTAAAATCAAAAAACCCATAACCGCTAAGGGTCCACGCAATCACGTCTGTAGACGCATCCCACAAAAGATCTACGCTCATGCCATTGCATTCGTACCAAATCTGTTGAATTGATACACCAGTGCATGCGGCACCTGTGCCTGATTGGGTCTGGAGTGCGGAAACGTCCACCTTCTTGACGGCGGCCTCGCCTGACCCATCAGAAATATTGGTGAACTTCATAACGACAGATTTGTCGCCATCTTGCAAAGTTTGCGAAGTTACTGCGTCGGCCATTTAAATCTCCTTATGGGAACAAGGGTCCTACCCTACCCATGGCAGAAGATCTGGCCACCCACCCAAACGGATGGGTGGCCCTATCTTGTTTAATTAATTTTAACTGTCCGTAAACGGAGTCGCTAGCGTTCCGTCACCCATCAAGAAAGCTTCTACAAACCAAGTCGTCGTGTTAACGCCTGTAAGCCTAATAAAACCACCAGTAAGCCAGCCCTGCTCAACAGCACCCAAATCAATAACATCGTTTGATGACGTGGGGTGGAAGTTGTCAGTTTCGCCAATCTCTCCTGTGTCAAACAGGAAGGCGGTTCCCAAGAAGCCATCGGTGCCGTCAGTCGTAGCGGTCTTAATCTGACCCGCTGACGTAAACGTAGTCTCTACAAGAAAAGTGTAGATAATTCCAGCCGCTGGGGTTGGGAGCGTAACTACGATACCGTCTGCTTTGTTGAACCCAAAAACAGTGCCGGAATCGGCTGCTGTTAGAGTTTTGGTTGCTGTGGTAATCGACTCATAGTCTGCGACCATGTTCGTGGCACCAGTCAGCTTTAGCGTACCAGTACCCGACACGTTACCACTAGTGTCTACATCAAAGTTTGTGGTAAATGCACCAGTTGTGGCGTTCTTGGTTACCTGCTCAAGGCCGCCTTCTGCCCGGACATTACCACTAAAAGTAGTGTCAGCCATTACATTCTCCTGTCTTGGCTAGTGTCTACCGTTTTCGGTAGTCAGGAAAAAAAAACAAGGAAGGGGGCAGAAGCGACATTGCGCTCCCACCCCCAACCAAATTACGCTCCGGGTGATCCCCAGATCCCTAGGGGATCGGAAACTCCAAAGCTGTACCGCTCGCGAGCCTTGTAGCGAACGTTTCCGGTGTCAAAGTCACCGTCCATGCTCGTCTCAAGTGCAACACGATTGAAGTGCTTCATGCCGTTCGGAACATCCGTCAGCAGGAACCATGCGTCCGTATCTGTGAGATAGTGGTTCACAACAGTTCCGCCAGGAACAACACCCATCGAACGCACAGCGTTGATGTCGTTGTCGGCAGTTCCGGGGCGAAGCTCAGACTGCATTACCCGTGCCGCGACAAACTGCAAGTCGGGCGGGATCACAAGCGTCTGGGGCCGTGCAGCGATCATTAGACCACGCTCGTCCGTCCACTTGCCAATCTGAATCACAGCAGCCTCAAGAGAGGTCTCGTTGAGGTCAACAGCTGTAGCTGGACGGTTTGAGTTCTTACCACCCGAAACGAGTGGGTGACCGTCACCACCAGTTACACCGTCACCAGACGCTGTGAAAAGGTTAACACCATCGCCGCTCTGGTAAGCGTTGGTAAACCCGTTGTTCAGAGGAACAACAGCCTTGACCTGCTTGGTGTGAGCCATGGCACGAGCCAGGGCCTTAGTGTAACGAGCCGACAGGGAGTCATAGAGATTGTCTTCCATGGCTTCTTCCGTAATGGCGAAGCCCATGGCGATAGTCTCATGGTTGTAACGAGCCGTAAAGCTCTCCTGTGCAGCATCGTAGGAAATCGCAGATCCCTCGTCTTTGACGGGGGCTGCGTCGAAGCCCGAAAGCTTCACTTCTTCTTCAAAGGAACGATCTGAGCTTTCCGTCTCATATATCTCGGAGTGCTCGTCATCATAACGTGCATACTCCATTCCAAAGAGAGCGTTAAGTCCAGGGAGGAGTTCCTTTAGAAGTTGTGCGCGTGAAATAGCCATTGATCAATCTCCTTACAAGCCAGTGGCGTTAAGATACTGGTGATTGGAGGCTGACCCACTCGACGCTGCGTTAAACTTCACAATTACGTCGGGGTAGGCGTCACTTGCAGTTGTACCGACCGGAGCTAGGCTCATTGGTCCGTCAACAAAATCAAGAATACGGAGCGGAAGCGTATTCGTGGTAGCTGGTGTTGAAGCATCCAAAGCATTCTTGGACTTTCCAATCGAAGTGCTACCAGCAGTCTGAACAACAGCCGCGTTAAGTCCGCGATCTGTGGTGTTCAGTGCTTCGTCGCCCTGCATTTGAAATACAACAAAAGGGTCGTCGATAACGTAAGCCATCGCATCAGAAGCAACCGTAGACGCAGGCCACTGCGTATTAAAGGTCTTCTGATTCGTTGTGCTTGGCGTATAGGAACAACCCACAAAGATTCCGCAAGTCGTTAGTGCGGTGGTGCCAGTATCCTTCTCAATGTCACCGTCCGCAACACACTTTACGAAATCGCCATTAAAGATGGCGGTTCCATACCCACTAGCAATCGGCAGTTGCCGAACCTTGGCTGTCCATGAGCCAGAGGCGCTTAGGGTACCGATTGGCCGCGCACCATATGGTGAAGCTGATGTAGCCATTTCGTGTTCCTAAATTAGAAATTAATTGTACTGCAGCTTTAGCTTTTGCCAAACGCTACACGAGTTTTTCTGTCAGGCGCGAGAACAGGCATCCTTGGATCGTTCTCCCGCATATAATTGTTGTCAACAGCTTGCATCTGAGCGTCAGCATGTCGCTGGTAATAATCACGCCTTTGTTCCACAATTTCTTGTGGAGCCTTGCAGAGCAATAGTCCGCCGACTTCAATGTGCCCTTTGCTTCCCCATTCGGACTTGTGGTCACTTTGGATTTGAAGCTCTGGATGGTCTTCGGCTTTGACAGGATCCCAACCTTCCCTAAATCTTTTGGAAACATTGGTATTGTCAGAAGATCCAACCATGGATGTTCTAATCCATCTAAAGACCCACCCGTCCTGGGGATCAGGGTCGGGCAGAATTGAGGCAGGCTCCCACATCATTGGACGGGCTTCGTTTTCACGACTGTCCAGTGATCTTGGTTCCCGTGATGCGCGTTCTTCAGCCATTTTAATTTCTCTCTTTCATGACTTGTGCAGCATATTGCTGCGCAGTCAGGCCTAAGCGTTCCGCGAGTTTTACTTGTGTTGCGGTCAATGTGACCTTGCGTGGTGTTGCACCGCTGTTTCGTGAAGCGGGCGCTACCACGGGTGTTGCTTTGCGACGTGGTGCAGTTTCGGCAACAGTATTGCCTCCACCGAATTGCGCAGGAAAGACTTCTTTCATGCGTTGATCTATTAATTGATAGTATTCATCTGACGCGGGGTCAACACCTTCGTCATTAACAAGTCTGTTATGCACTCCGTATGCAAAGCTTGTTAGTTCGGCGTCTTGACCAAACCATTCGTTCTCTTGCTGCCACGCAACCGCTTTTTCGTCAGGCTGATACTCTTCTTGGGCATACTGTTGCTGTGGTTGAGCCTGGGCCATTTGCCTTTCTTCGGCCTGAACCTGTCTCTTCCAGTTTTCTACAATGTCCTGTGAGATACGAGGGGCCCAGTTTTGAGCAAGCTGTGCTTGTGTAAGATCCTTTTGCGCTTCTGCAATCAGCTCCGCTTCACCGACCTCATGTGCCCTTTTAAAGTTTTCTTCCGCTTTTGCTAGGGCTATTTGGGCCCTGCTCTGCGCCTGTTGCGTAAGTGCAGACTGTGAATCCTGAACAAGTCTTAGCAGTCTTTGGTTTTCTGTCTGTAACGCCTGGCTGTACCCAATTGCCTCTGTATTCATGCGCTCCAGAGCCTCTTTGGCCCTGCGCTCATCATGTCGCTGACGTTTCAGCTTGTTAATTCTTTTTTGAACCTTGTTGCCGTAACTTTCAAGTTCGTCTTCGTCTTCTTCCTGCGCGGCCTTCGCCATGGCCTCTTTTGTTTTGTCATTCAGCGGGTCAGGAAACCTTCTGTCGACTTCCGGGCGGTCGTCAACGACCTCAACATCCCAAACCTCCTCCGCCTGTTTTTGCTCAGGCTCGGGTGGCTCAATAGTCGTCCTTACCCCCAAAAACCTTTCTTCGTCTGGGGTCCTTCCGGTTTCTTCGCTCATTTTAGGCCCTTTCCACGCCTCTGGGGTCTTCTACGACCGCCTCTACAGTGTCATCATTGATTAAACGAAACTCTTTTCCGTGAATCTTGATTCTTGTACCGCTAAACGCACGGAAAACAACCCAGTCTCCCTCTTTACAGTAAGGGCCACTAGGAAACCTGGTAAAACTTGAGTAGGCATCGGGCCCTGACTTAAGAACAAATCCCACAACAGTAGAAATTGCTTCGTTTTGCTGTGACTGATGGGACTTAATGATGCCGCCATCCGTTATCTCTTCGATTTCGGGAAGGGCGATCAGTAGTTTGTACCCCTTAGGCTCGGGAAGCTGTGAAGCTGTGCGACCAAGCTCTTCATTTGGGACAACAGTGTCCTCTTGTACTTCCTGCGCGAGTGTAGTCATTAGACCTCTCGTTGAATTGTGGCATCCTTTCGGACGTTGCGCTTCTAATTAGAAGGTTCTTCTTTTTCGTTCTCGGGAACAGCCCAAAGGGCCCCGTTTTCGTCTATTTCAAAGTGAAACCGCAGTTCATCTTCGTGATTTTCGTCTTCAACCCAAGAATCAGCGTCTTTTGGCTTGATAACCCCAAAATACTTGCCCAATTGGACCAAAGATTGCCATTTCACGCTACATTTCCCTTAATCTTTGCTCTAAATCAAGGATTTCGCGCTCTGTCCACGCCAACCCCTCAATCATTCCGCACATTTTGCGGTATTCTTCCATGGTTGAGGCCGTTCCTACGGCTAATTGGTCGGCAATTTCATTCATTTGTTCACGAATTTTCTTTCTGAGCAGCGACAATACGTCATCTGCCATCGTTTCCACCCTCTATATCTTTACCAAGCTGCTGCCCAAGCTGAAAACCCTTTAACTGGATGTCCGCATCGTTCTTTTCGGACTCAATTTCAGCCTTGAGTATCAGTGCTTGCTCCTCTAAGGTCAGTTCTGCCATGTCAATCCGCTCCTTGCTGGCAATTTTCTCACGTTCAAGCTGCAATTTCTGCTGATCAAGCTGCTGCTTGGCCATATCTGCGGCCTGCTTGCGCTGAACTTCCTGTTCGCGGGTCGCAACTTCGCGTTCGCGCATTTGTATAATTGGATCTTGTTGCTGTTGTGCGTTTATTTCTGCCTGCTGCTGGGCTTGCTTCTTGCCCATCATTTGGTCTGAGGCATCCGCAACAAGTCTGCTGAGTTTTGCCTCTAGTCTTTCTGGAAGTCTTTCGCTTGCAGGCGGCAACTGAATACCAAGCTCTTCCTCTATTTGCTTGCGGAAAATAAACGCTAAGTGTTCTCTGATGTGTGCATCTAGTGCGCCACTGATTCCCCCACCCGCAGGACTGTTTTGTACTTCCTGGGCAAGTTGCGGATCATTTTTAAGTGCCATGTGCACCCGCATATGCGCGTCGTGATCTTGCCACTCAAACGCTTTAACCGGGGCCATGGTAAGCATGTTCTGGTTTTCGGTAAGCGGATCTTTCGGCTCCACTTCCTCTTGATTTGGAACAACCTTGTCAGCATTAGGAATACCGATCAGCTCCATCATCTGCCTATGAAGCAATGGCATATCGTACAGGCCCGGTGCCTGCGCAGCTAATTGCAGGGCTGCTTGGTATTGCATAATCCTTTGCGCCATTGAGGAGGCGTTTGGATCTGACACAGGAATCACATCAATGCGATCATCAAAATCCTCGGCCTTAATCGCCTCACCTTCGTCGGTCTCGTAGGGATATGCCGGATCTGTATAATCGCTAATAATTTCTGCAAGAATCTTGTACTCTTGCTTAAGGCTGGCGTGTATCCGTGCCTGAATCGCGCTTTGCACTTTCATGGCACGTTCCATGATCGCAAGCGTTGTGCCGACCGGAGCCTCTTGATTCATGTCAGCAATCTTCATGTCAGCCATCGAAGCAAATCGACGGCCTTCTTCTACAATGTTGCCCAGTAACTGGTAAAGGACCGAAGAAGGTTCCTTATAAGGAAGGAAGGTGATGTTGTCACGAATAGCCCCGCCAGGCACATCAACATCCCTAAACTCCCCTGGCATAATGGGGGTGTCGTCACCTTTAATTCTGAGTCCACGAGTCTTTAATCCTCCGGGCAAATTGGATAGTGTGCCCGCGTCCACCAGCTGTCTAAGCAGGCTGGTCGCGGACTTGGCTAGTCCACCAATCATATGAATCAGGCCAAGGTTGTAGAACCCAATGCCAGGAACATACCCGTAGTGGACAAAGTGTTGTTTTTTAATCCTGTGTGGATCGTCCTCTGACCAGTTTCGGTAGATCGAAAGAATCGTGTTGCTGCCCTTGTCGATTGTAATTACATAGGGCAGCGCAACGCCGTCAGGATCTTCGTATCCGGGCAGGTCAACATCAACGTGCATCTCAAGAAGCTGGTGCCGTTCATCCGTCTCGTAGGACGGCCTTACGCCTCCAATTTCATTGAGTTTGTCTGTAATTGCGTTTTCTTCGATGTTGGAGGGCGTGAGTTCTACATCTCTGTAAAAACCACTAACCTGCAACTTCTTAATCTGGTTGGTGCTTCGATTCATTACATGGGTATAACGCTCTGCCTGCTCTAGCTCCGACTCATTGTACGCTACTACAAAATCTTCTGCAGGCACAAACATTGACGTTGGCCTGCCAAGCGATGGGTCAAAGTAGATCTTGCGAAACGCGCTACCTGCAAGCGGCAAGCTAAACAACAGCTTTTCGGTCTCTGACCTGTACTCAGTCATAACCTCAATAAGCTGATAGTTCATGTACTCTTGAACACGCTTTGCCTGTGCCTGTCTCTCAGGGGTGAACTTGCCCCACACATGAGTCTTAACGGGACCCTGCGCAGGCATGATTTCCTGAATAGTTTGACTTTGGAATCGAACTACGGCTTCAGACAGCATGGGGTGAAAGACCCCGCAGGCTCCAGCCCATGGCTGTGTACGCTCTTCAATTTCAAGACCTAATTGGTCTAAGCCTTGCTCGTATGTGTCTTCCCAGTCGCCCCGGCTACTCTTGTCAGATTCAAACTTTGAAACAAGATCAGACGCCAATGTGTTGAGTTCACCCTCCTCAACAAATTCAGCAAGGTTTGACGAAAACTCGTCCTGGTTTTCCAGCAAATCTGCCAGAGGGTCAAAGTCAACTACAACGCTACCGTCATCCATTTCGGTAACGAGTGAGTCGTCGGGTGCACCCATTTCTTCAACCACAGTGAGCCCCTCGGGACCCATCTCAAAATCATCTTGGTTGAAAAGAGGTTCGATAGACTTGTCTATTGCCACAAAACATTCCTCTGCGCGATAAGCCAATATACAGAATGGAGAGATTCTGTGTATTAGTCAACTCTTAATATTTATTTAAAGAAAAAACTTCGAGGAAGGGACATATTATGTTCAATGTACGGTATGGCGACCTCTTCCATCCAGCTAGAAAATTGCTCTTGTTGGTTCACGGCGTTAGGCATTGTTCTTCTTATTTTTTCCGGCAACATACTTATTATTTTATCAGTTGAGAGATTTCCTGTCCCACGAGTGCCGGTTACTCTCACGCCGCTAAGGCTACCAACATTAAGCAGCCCCTGATGTGTTTTTTCAAAATCTTCTATTACGGCTCGCCCCAAGCTTCTTATGCCACTTCTACCAACTGAGGTGTGTGTAGGAGGTATCTCTACTTCTAAATCAACTTCTGGAAACATCTCTAGCTGGTCAGAACCGCGCCTGGTGCGACGAACATACTCGTCCCCTACGTGGGTCGGTTTAGTATAGAATTCAAACTCAGACTCCCTCGGCCAGCCCCCCGGCCTGTTACCAGAGTCTAAATATGTTACATTGTGCCGGTACGGTCTCATGTCGAGAGGGTATGAGTCGTAATCGTCCCAGAAATTAAATTCCGCATATGGATCGGGGTCCCAAGGGCTCTCCCTAGCATCGGACCTTATGCTTTTAATACCTCTTGGCCTCTTTACCTGAGGAGGCTGTTTTCCGATAAACTTTCTAGCAGCACCCTCACCAACCCGCCTAAGGGTTCCCGCTCCAACAAACGGCAGGAGTGCAGCAAGGGCACTAATTCCCGCTCGTGGAACATCCCTGTTCCGTATACCCATAAGAAAGTTTCCGGCATCCATAGCTGTTCCTGTCACGGGGTGGGCCCCCATAGCAAAATCACGAGCTATTTCTTCTGGGGTTTCCGGCGACAAAAGTCTGTCTATCCGGTCAAGGAAACTTTCTTCGTCCATCAGTAATAATCAGCTTTTCTCATTGGTAACAACTCTTCATCTTCTTCATCACTTGCTATCCTGATAAAGCCACCCTGACGAAATCTCATCAGTGCCTGTGTAGATGAGTCCACAAGGTCGTCGTGGTCGCCGGTGGGAAAAGCAGCAAACTCTTCCATAACCAGCTCTGCCCACCTTGTTTTTGGTGCCCAGACGTGACCGGAGGAAAATAGATCGGAAATTGCATTTACGCGAGCAATTTTATCTTTGCCTCGACTGGGTGTGTATTCTCCCACCGGAATACCCATCCTCCTCAATTCAAAAATCAGTGGAGTCCCAGCAGCTTTTGCTTCCACGATAAAGGCGTCTGGTTCGTATTGCTTATACATCTCATAGGCACGTTGCTTTAAGTCTGGGAACTCCAGGCGTTCCTGAAGAGCATCAAGCAAAATAATGTTTGATACACCGTCTTCGTCGTTGAACACACCCCATGTTGTACAGGCACTGTAGTCTGCTGTTTCCTTTGCAAGGAATGCCGTGTCCCAGGACTGAATAACGAAGTCGCACGGTGGCGGACTTTTCTTTGTCCACTCGTTCCACCACTCACGCTTGATGATAGCTGCCTGTTCTGACGTGGGGTCCTGCTGGTACTGGGCGCTCCACTTGCTAACCGGCAGTTCTGCTTTCAAAGCCTCAAGCTGATCAATTGGCCAGAACCCAGGCCACAACGGTCTTCCGCTCGGAAGTATGGCAGGAAACTCAATAACCTCCCACTCGTCTGCGCCACCACGCTCAATTGATGCTTTAATAATGCTTCCCGTCAGGTCTTTCTTGGACCAGCGAGTCATTACCAGACAAATCGCCCCACCAGGCTGTAATCTCTGACGAGGACCAGAGGTGTACCACTCATACGTCTTGTCGTACACGGAAGGGTCGTTAAGTGCAGCTTCCTGCTCTGAGTGAGGATCATCTACGATTAAAATGTCGGCACCCTTACCTGTAACAGCACCGCCAACACCAATAGCGAAGTACTCACCTTTTCTGTTGGTGCTCCAACGTCCCGCAGCCTTGGAGTCTGAGCTAAGCGAAACGTCGTGAAATATTTTTTGATAGACTTCTGAACCTACCAAGTTACGAACCTTACGACCGAACCCAACAGCAAGCTCTGCGGTGTGTGCTGTCTGGATGACTTTTTTATCTGGAAACCTTCCCAGATACCAGGCGGGAAAAAGATGAGACGCAAACTCTGACTTAGTATGTCGTGGCGGCATATTAACAATAAGCCGTTTCAGGGTCCCATCAGCAATCCGATTAAACGCATCGGACATAATCTTGTGATGCTCGCCCTCAATAAAGGCAGGCCAAACTTCTTTTACAAACGAAAGAAAGTCCTTCTCCGATGCCTCTCTACGTTTAACCTCGTTAATCAACTCAATGACTTCGATTGCTTCCCTTTGTTGGTCTGGTGGAAGCGAACGAATGGTTGCCGCAATAGCGGCCATATCCAGGGTCATCAGTCTACATGCTTTTGAAAGTACAAAAGTATTTCCTCGGCATCTTTTCTGAGGGCTTCTGACTTCGCATGATAGTTTTTTATTTGTGCCCTTTGTGATGAGAGCAGGAGTTGGGCATACAGGCGAAGCTTTTCAGAGTGCTTGAGGCGATCAAGGTACCTTAGGTGGCTTGCTGTTTCGCGCTCTGTTTTTGTTTGTTCTGGTTGGTCGGACTTCTTTGACGATTGACTCAATATCTCTCCCTTCTTCGGCGGCCATGTTCACGACCACATGCGCAAGCTCAAACCATTGTTGGCTGCATCGTTTATAACCTAGCCCAGTCAGGTAGGTCTCTAGGATTTCCTCTGCTGTTTCACCGATGAATTGTAGCTTACCCTCGGAATATAAGCAAAAGAAATCAGGAAATCTTTCCACCACTTCTTCAGGGGTCATGTTCATCGCAATATACCCCACTTGTTTAGGCCTGTCACGAATCGCAGCAGCCCGATACGCTTCTACCGCCCTGGGTAAGATATACGCCAGGTCGTCCATTGTGATAGGCGCAGGACCCTTATCCTCCTCATGACTCATATGGGCACTCCGGGTCAATCCGATCAAGGCCCTCCCAACAGGTGCCCGTGTTCGTAGCGCACGAAAAAAGGGTTAGTAAAACCAGTATTGCACCAAAAACTTTTATCTTCACGGGGCCCCTCTATATAGTATCTATAGTATAGTACTATAAATAATATCTATAGTAATTACCTATCTAAAAGAACCTAGTAAATCTATATAGATAATACTAGGCCATGTGACAAAGACTAGACGGGGCCGTGACATTATCAAAAATTGGTGGTAGGATGTGCAAAACACTGTTTATATGTAAACAGACGGCCAACCCCAAAGAGGGGGGTTCCCCCCCACTAGGGGTCGTCCATCTGTTTACTGAACAGCCTAACCACAATCACAGTAGCAACAGCACACAGCCCCACCCAGCACTTCCCTTCCCCATCTGTCCACCCAACCCCTGAGTTTTTACCCCGAGGCTAAAAACTCAGCAAAGAAAAGTTCGGCCATGTAGTAACAAGCGTCGATCTACCCTTTTCTTTGTACCGGCAAGGCTTTCTTTAGAGAGGCGTCAGTCAACTAACTTTTGTTTATTGGTTTGGTCCTGACAGTCTAGATACCTAAGTTAACTTCAATCTACTAGGGACTAGACACTGTAGGACCAAACCTAGAAGGATAGTCAACTGACTCTGCCGACCTTGGCTTCGCGTTCAAGGTCTGCACTCTAAAGAAAGCTACCAATGCTCTCTACAGCTTTCCAATATCACGGTGCACGGTTTTCGTATTGCACATAAGAACCTAGAACAAACCATTGTTCTAAGTTCTAAGTGCAATGAGGACTTCGCGCTTACGCGAAGCCTTTGTTTATAACTGCCGAAAACGAGGAATATCAAGGGTGCTAGGCCTTCGGCCCAAGAGATTCGGTCGCAAGTATGCGACACTGGAATCTCTTGCCCTTGACATCCCCAGTCGAGCGCACCCCGTGGTATTGCGTCAGCTGTAGAGATTCGCTTTACGGCACACAGATCCATAACTACGAGGTAGTTAACATGGATGAGGTAACACAGTCCCCGCAGGCTCTCGCTAAGGCCGAGAAGCTTCGCGGTACAGTCACTCGCGTCTGCCACGAGGGTTTCAAAGCCCTCAGTGAGTATGTCGCCGACGTGGCCAACATCATTGCACAAGTCGGTCCTAAGGCCAAAGAGACGGCCAAAGCTACGACGAAGGCCCACCAGCAGATGCAACTCATACTGGGACGCCTGACCGACTTCCTGTCCGACCACTTCACGAAGGCTGGAAAGCTTAAGGCGTCTATGCCTCGTGCGGCAGTCATACAGTTGTTCAATGATGTTTATAACGGCATGCTCCACGCCTCCAAGCGCGTCGGCTGGCGGGCTTACGACTCCGCTCAAGCCGAATATGTTCGGGCTATGACTGAGTGGAACGCGCTTCCCGTTGCCGACCAACAGGAAACTCCTGTCCCGACACAGCCTGCGGGCTCGCGGACAGATTGGGGCAAGACTGCCCACCGTCCCTGGACAGGGAAGCGTAGGGATATCCAGAACATTTGCGCTTCTCTGCTCTCTGAGGGTCATGCGCGTGAAATGCTCGCCGTCTTGAGCGGTGCCGTTATGGGTAAGCCAGCTAAGTGGGTGGAGATCTCCCGTATGGCTTTCCAGGTTCATCGTGAGTTCATCGCCGATGACACTCAGCTGGTGCTTTACGGTCATCCAGTGGGAGATCCCGACACCCTCTGGGTGCTTCGTAACCCTCGTTCCGAGTACACCATGCGGGACACCGAGGACGGCGAGCGCGTGACTGACATCGTGTGGGGCCAGAAGCCTCATAACTACACGATGTCGATTGTCATCGCGGGAACCATGAAGCTTAACGCCCTCTACGACCAGCTGGAGGCGAAGCATCGTGGGATGGCACGGGCGAAGTCTAAGATCGAATCCGATATGCGTTGCTTGGAGGATCTAGCTACGCCGGAGGTGCTTCGCATCCAGCCCACTAAAGAGGATCCTTGGGCCTAAGGTGACCTGTTAACTCTAACTGCGGGGGTCGGGCTAACAACCCGGCTCCCGCTTTTTTTTGTCGAGGCCCAAATTAAAGGACTGAACATGCGACCTGGATTCGCAAGCGAATCTAGGTCTGTGTTCAGACTTTTTTTAGTGGGTCCCCGCAACCTTCGTCGCATCTCTACCTCTTCGTCGGGGCCCCTCCAACCTTCGCGGGAGACCGCAACCTCCGCCCGCACCGAGGTACGGGTCGGCAAGTCACTTTTAGGGTGAAATTTTCACCCCATAGGTCACCATGTGCACCCTGTCAGCACCGAGGTACAGGTCGTTAGGTTAGGATTGTGTGAGGAGATTCTATCTCACCAACCTAAAGCTAGTTTTTGGGGGGTGTTCCTAACCCTACGCTTTACTAGCTGACGACCACATGGCGAGCTTGTCCATCAGCTCTTTCTCTAGGTCATCGGATGACCTGTTCTCAAACGTGACGTGGGTGGACTCCTCGAATAGTCCTCCTGCTTTACCCAGTAGTTCAAGTGCCCGTATCCTGTTGGACGGGGAGTTGGTGTCGTCTACTGCCTCAGCCCTGAGCTTCTGGATAATCCAGTCGTTGTTTAGCTTCTCGTGGGTTTGCTTCACCACCTGGGTGTCAGCCTTCAGTCCTTCGATAGCTTCCTTTACCCGTGGATTCTTGGCGAGCTTGGAGCTGTTGTTCCACACTACCTGCTTGCTCATCTTGCTCGCATCATACGCCTTGCGATAGGCCTCCGCATAGGAGTGTCCCTTAGCTACGAAGCCTGCGAAAGCAGACTGCTTAGGCGTAATCGTGGGTGGGTTAGGCATATAGCATCCTATCATTAGGGATATGTTAGGTCAAGAGGTGACATCTTGGGTGAAAAATTCACCGTGATTATCTCCATGAAACTGGGGGTACCCACCTATATACAAAATACTATTTTTCGATTATATTTATAGGTGATGAAGAAAACCGCCTTCGGGCGGGGGGGGGTCCACGCTGTGACCTTTTGGGTGAAAATTTCACCTCGAAAGTGACGGCAAGAGCAGGAGGAGAGGAGTGAGAAAGAGAGAGGTTGAGCGGTATGTTCCCGCTTGCCTTGAGCGTATCAACCCAGTTGTGTGGGTTCGTGCTCGCAACGCCGAGTCGATAGTCGATGCCTACCGTATCATCAAGAAGGTGGAGGATGAGTTGCCCTTCCCCTGGCCTGAGCCAGTTGAGGCGATGAACGAAGCGCGTCGTACGAATCGTCAGGTTCCCGTTGACATCCAGAGGCAGGAAGCATGGACAGTCGAGGAAGCACGGGAGCGAGCGAGGCTAAAGCGGGTGAAAATTTCACCCAAAAAGGCACGACCTGCACCAGTAGTGAAGAGAGTAAGGGTTGAACCCAAGGACATCAAGGTGGTAAGGGTAGCACCACCGCTGAGAGCTAAGATTCAGCCGGTCGGTCGCGTTAAGAAGCGACTACCTAGGTGCTACATCGGTAAGGTCATGGAGGACGGGACGTATGAGTACGGTCCTCACAATCAGCCTGGCCGTGTTGTAACTGCTGCATCGGAAGCCAGTGCACCCACGTTGGCAGAGTGGCGCAAGCAGAACGAGAGCGACTTCAGGAAGTGGGAGGAGATGGAGGGCTGATCAATTGAACGTACCCGTGTCAGAGTAGGGTAGGTCGGGGGTTCGACTCCCCCCACGGGAGTTGGTTTGCATTCGGTAAACCAATTTTGGGTGAAAATTTCACCTAGAAAGTCAGGAGGAGTTAGATGCGTAAGGTATCTGATGACAGGATGGCGTGGATGATCGACACCGCGAAGCCATTCGTGGACGCGCCACCCGTACCGCAACCTGTGCGGTTGGGGATGGAGTACAAGTTGACCACCAAGGACAAGGACAAGTTGCTCAAGTGGACGGGCAAGAGGGGATCAGTATGAACGGCAAGTATGTAGTTGCGCTTTTCCACTATGAAAAGGGGGAGCGTGTTCGGACAGTCAGCTCCGTTCAGTTCAAAGGCGAGCGCGAGGTGGAGACTGTAGTCCCCAATGTTTGGTACTTGGTGGATAACGAAGATCGCGTGGGTGGTTGCAAATATATGTTGCAACGTGAGGGACCCGAGTCAAACCTAAAGCTGTCCAACGGCGGGCTTGTCTTCTTCACTCACTATGATGATGCCCAGATTGCTTTCGCGGAGTGGATGCTGAGCGAACGATACCACTACGGAATAGCACCCAACCTAGACCATTGTGATGTTCGTATCCTTCAGGCAAGGCTGTCGTTGCACAACCCCCACGACCTGCTTCAGAACGAGCCAGTGTTAGGAAAGCCACACTTCGATCCCCGTCTGTGGGGAGCCGACGACATTGGTTTCGACCCAAACCCTTGGAGGCCATCATGACTATCAGTAACTACCATGAAGCCCGTGCGTTTCTGGACGGGGAGAGTCGGAGGGAAATAACTCCGACGATGTATGTCGAGAGAGGTATAGCAAACGTGTGTATCTGTATTGAGCAAGGTCACATCCAATCTGTGTTCGGTCTTTGGTGTAGACATATAGATGCTGTCACGTTCATGCGTGATGGTCGGGTGTACCTAGGGGACGAACTCGTAAAAACTTCTGACGGAGAATTAGTATGAGCGTACTAACGATTGGCGGAATCTTTGTGGGTTCTTCCTATACGCCTACCCCAAGACAATCTGTATCCATAGGCGATGATGGCACACTAGATACCGTTGTGGATTACGATGGCAGATTCGGCACAACACGGTGCCGATACGATAGCGAATACCGCTCCTCGTTTGAGAATGACGACGCATTTCTGGATGCAGTGGCCGAAGAGGTAGAGGAGATAGCAAGGTTTGAAGCACGGGCGTGGCCGTACCATAACGATGGCAAAGAAAGGAGATCAGTATGACTGACAAGCATGGAGCAGTACAGCGCAGGTTCACACAGGTGACGGAAGGGGAGGTTGGCAAAGAGCCTAGGACTTTCAACGTCGAGGTGTGTGTAGAATGTGGGGAGCGGGAGCCGATGCGGAAGAAGAAGGAGGAGAAGTGGCCGATTGAGTACCTTCCCGCTCGTGTGTGTTGGGATTGCCGTGATGGTCGCAACGGCAGATGGGTGATCCAGTCCTATCGGGACCCAAGCAATGACGGGGTGAAAAATTCACCCAAAAAGTTGGAGGGTGAGTGATGACAATCACGATAGAGTTGGAGGTACCGAGCGAGTGGCGCATGAGGTGGCCGTGCTCTCGCTTGGCAGGAAAGCATATCAAAGTAGTGCAGGATAGCTACGGAGATCTGCTTGAGTTTGAAGTGGATCGGTCCCCGCCTGTAGATGTCGAGGCCAGTGAGTTGGGTGCCATCCTTAACGAATATCTTTCTACTGGAGTATTGATATGATAACCTTGATCAGTGTTGTCCTATGTGCAATGGGACTATTCTGGTTCATCGTTCTCAATGTGTTTCTGTTTGGTCGTGTCATGGACCGGATGGAGGACGGGGCGAGGGCCAGGGCTAAAGAATTAATTGAAGAAAAGTTTCCTTCTGGTACCAAAACCATGAGCAACGACGGAAAGAACATCGTCATAAATGCGAAGTGGTTGTTGGGACAGTCGCCGACTCGCATGAAGTATCTCATTGAACGTGAACAGATGCACCTCAGGGCGACGGGGCTCATAACCCCAGAGCAATTTTGGACTGCCGAAGAATGGTCCAAGGAGCAGGACAGGCAAAGAGGCCTTGAGGATGCGGCAACCCAACTAAAGGAATACTATGACGTTGACTAGAGAGGATCAGCGCGAACGAGAGGAACGTGCGTATAACCGGACCTTTGAGCGCATTGAACGCAAGAACACGATGCTAATCGTAGAAGTGAATGCCATCTTGCGTATACTGATGGCACCAATTGTTCACCCTATGTTTGACGAGAGAGAGGAGGAGGAAGATGAGTGAATTAAGTGAGGAGGAAATGTACTTGGAGAAACATTATGGGATGCCTAGGAAAGATTCTAGGATCGGCAGAATGTTCATTTCAAAACGCAACCTAAACCCTGCATATTTCACACTTGCGGAAAGGTTGGGCGCACACGTTGTGGTCTTAAACAGGTCTAAGGAGGAGAAGAACGATGTGGAATAAGTGGAGGAAGGAAGAGAAGAGAAGGGCGCGGAAGCGTGAGCGGAAACGGAAGGAGAGGTTCGACATGCTGACTGATCAGTACATGAAGCTCACCAAGAAGGAAGCGGTGGAGCAGTTAGCAGATAATGTCTGCCATGTCTTAGGGCAAAAAGAATCAGAAGCTGAGTATAAAGATGCCGCTATTGACGATCTGAAGTTGCGACTAGAGCAAGCTACCCGTGAGGCTGATATGCTCCGAATGATATCCGTGGGCCACTACGAAAGTCTCTTAAGGGCAATGGCTCAGGCTCCCAACCCGAACCATATGTTAGATGGGGCCATCCGTATCAACGGGTACGCTCAAGAGCTACGGACTTGCTTGGTAGAGGAGTCAGGATCATGAGACTGTACGAGAAGGTGGCGAGAACACTTGCCAAGCACACCAACGGTGAGTGGGAGAAGTATGAAGACATCAGATCCTTGGAGAATTTCTGCAAGGGGCTTGAGGAAATGGGTAACACCCAAGTCCTTCGGCACATGGTGTCATGGCTAGATAAGGACCACGCCCGAGAGTACGACCCTAAGTATTGGGTGGTGCGGGCCCGAACTGTATATGATGAATAGGTTTCGACACAAGAAATCTTGTGCACAGGGCCGGGTGATAAAAATATATTTCTGCTTTTCAGTTTTAACCTTGGGTTTTTCACTCGTGAGTTGCGAGCGGGCCGAGGTTCCTGTCGTGCAACTGGAACCTATTGTTGCACAAGTGGATACGGTCGCGCTTTATCTCTGGCAGAATCGGTGGCCGTGCAGTGGTGATGGATGTGCGGACGAAGGTGCCATACGCAGGATAGCAGATGAGGTTCGTGCGGTCAGTGATAGGTACGAGCTACCCCTTTCAACAATGATCGGTGTGCTGATGGTGGAGAACCCGTGGCTTGATACAACGGCGGTAAGCTACGCCGGAGCCATTGGCCTATACCAAGTCATGCCGATGCACAGGGATGCTTGGGAGTGCGAAGGCCCCATGCGGGGCGTGTCGGGCTCAGTGTGCAGGGGAGGGGCCGTGCTTGCGGACATGATCCGAAGGTACGGGAGCGAGCGTGACGGATTGCTTGGATACAACGGATGTCGGAATGTCAGATGTCAGGACTATCACAGCAAGGTTGTTGCAAGATCCGAACAGTTTGGAGGAGTAGAGTGACACGTTGATGCGCCTGGGACATGTTGAAAACCAGAAATATTTTTAATCTCGCAGCTCGAACCAGGCGAACAAGTGCGAGACAGATGTGTCATGCCTACGAAACCCAGAGGAGGGGAGTCTTTACGAAAATAAAATATCAATTAAATTTATTGAGAAGTTTGAGAGGATGTTTCACGGGTGAATTTTTCACCCACAAAGTCAGGAGGAGCAGGAGATGAGAGGTAATCCTCGAATACAGCTAAGCTGTGAGGAGGCCACCGAAGCAGGAACAATGCTCTTGAAGGAGGGCGTTGCGGTACTGCTTCTTGGCCGGAACGGTGCGGGTAAGACCGACATCGCAAGAGAGATCGTCAAGAGGAGGGCGATTGAGGAGAAGGGCGAGGAGCCCATTGATAGTAGTGTTGAGCGGCCACACGATGGCTCGCCCACCTACACCTTCATCAACATCAGCGCCAAGGGTAAGGAAGAAGTCATGTTCCCCAACTTTGTGCGGGGTGATGAGGGCACCGTCTATCAGACGATAGCGGCGTCCTTCCTTGCAGGGGCCGACCACACTTGGGGGCCTAAAAATCTTATCCACAATACGCTTTTGTTGGATGAGGTTGCCAAGGAAGAAGAGCACTTCAAGTCGATATCATCCATAATCAATGAAGGTAGGTTGGGTGATGCGTGGATAAAGCCGGATGGTATGCGCATCGTAGCTACAGGCAACAGGGTTGAGGACAATGCAGGATCGGTAGATCTGCAATCCGATCTGGTGTCTAGGGCGTGTATCATTGAGGTAAGTAATGATACCCAATCATGGATGAACTTCCACGCAGGAGAGCTGGACTCGCTCATCATGGCCTGCGCAAAAGCATTCGGAGATGACTGGCTGTTCACTCAGCATGCCAAGGGTTCCGAGGAAGGTCAGCCGTTCAATTGCGCAAGACAGGCGAAGCGGCTCAGTGACCTAATGGTTGCGGGGGCAATCGACTTAGACACAAATCTGGGTAGAGGTATTGCTGAGGGCTTCATCGGTATCCATGCAGGGGCAGAGCTATTCGCTATGCACAAGGCCATGAGCAAGCTAGGTGACATTGATGCTATGATCGACGATCCCGATGCACATGCGTCTGAGATCGAACAGATCAGAAACAACGTGACTCACAATGGCAGGCAGACACTCTGTGCTATGACCGCCATGCTTGCGAAGCGTGTGAAGAAGAACCCTGCCGTAGTAAATAAATTATTCCCGTTCATGAGATTGTTCGGGGAGGAGATGGAAGTAACCTTCGCACACATGGCGAAGGCAGTGAATGAGGACATCACTAAGGAGGTAGCGTGGGGACGCCACCTCCATGACTGTGGAGATTTCCACTTCTAAACCAAGGGAGGAACAATGCAGAACAATGTAGACAACGACATCAAAGAACTCTGGAAAGCGTTCTGTCTCACTAGCCTAGAGGTAACTCAGAGGGGTGGGATCAAGTCGGACAAAGACGTAGCCAAGGGAGGTGCCGAGGCTACGGGTATACTGGAGAGCAAGGCGCGTGGGCAAGTCGTGGTCATGGACCAAGCTGTTCAGCGCAAGCTCAATGCGGTTGTGGCACGGGCGCGTAACTACATGAAGAGCATGACCGTGCCCTGGTCCACCAGTCGCAATAACGATTACGGTGGGCGGGTCAGTAATGCTGACTACCTGTTGGATGCCAGTAAGATATCTGAGTACGAGGCTGAGATGACTCGCTACCGTCAGGAGTGGGAGCGAGTGCTTGAGACGGAGCTATACAGCCAGTGGGACAGGATGAGAGCGGAAGCCCTCACGGAACTAAACGGTAGATTCCAAGATTACTTTATCCCAGTTGATGAGCTAAGGAAATGCTACACTTGGAAGGTGTGGATTAAACCACTCAATGATATCAGTGGGATTGAGAATGACATCCGAGTGTCCCATCCTGAGCAAGTAATGGAAAGGATGAAGGCTGATGCCAAGCTGGAAGCAGAAAGAAAAATATCTAACGCAGTAAATAGTGTTGCCGAAACCATTATGGGTGAGGTGGCTGGAATCATTGAGGGCATTGATGGCTACGTCTTCAATGAGGGTGACAGTCGGGCCGGAAACTCTCTGCCCAAGACCAAGGGTTGGCAGAAACTACAGAGTGCCGCCGAACGAGCGGAGCAGTGGACCAAAGCTCTTGAGAACGCAGAGCTTACCCAAGCCGCATCCATGACACGGGATCTTGTGAGCAAGATAGAGGCGATTGGCGGTGGGTCGTTGGCCGATGCTCGCAAGGCCTTGAGCGGAGAGGATGACACCATGAGGAAGGAGGTCAAGAAAACACTAGAAGATATCGCAGAGGTAACACGGCAGTCCCAAGTAGATGCACTAGAAGATTGGCTTAACTAAGGAGGAGTTATGTCTGACACGATTCAAAGAATAAAGAAAGTCAGAGCAAAGTTATTTCAAGCGGCACCTGGGGCGTACACCATGATGGGTGGCTTACCTATCCAAGAGATAGGCGAAGGCACGATGGCGACCGATGGGGCAACCATCTACGCCAACCCTGAGTGGGTCGCACCATTAAGTGATGCTGAACTGGCGGGTGTGATCATACACGAAGCGGTTCATGTATCTAACCTGCACCACACACGGCGTGGGGACATCCACCCAGAGCTATGGAACATAGCCTGTGATATGGTCATCAATGAGTGGATCAAACAAAGCGCAAACTACGGTAAGGACTTTGTTCTGCCCGACAACGGGATCACATGGCCCCCGAACCACAAGGTTCTGAACAGTAAGTTTGAGGGGTCCGCCGAGCGAGTGTGTAAAATATTAATTGCCGAGGGGTGGCAGCCACCTCCGCCCCCGCCTCCGGGTGAGCGACGTAAGCCGACCAAGGGTTGTACTGGCAGGATTATGGACGCGCCCGAGTGCGAGGGCACTGAAGAAGAGATCCTTGAACTAGAGCAAGAGATCATGGAGCGCGTCGAGGAGGCCGCGCTTCAAGAGAGAGCGATGGGGCTGGGTGACGCAAGCATGAGCACCAAGGTCAAGGACAGCAACTACGCAGACGCCCGAGCACTCAGCATACTGAAGAGGTGGTTAGCCAAGAGCGTCAAGAGTTACCGTAGCTTCAAGCGACCCAACAAAAGATGGCTATCCAAAGATATATTTATACCGACCCCGGAGAGGCGACCCCAGACTTTGTACTGCGTGATTGATTCATCTGCATCTATGGGACTGGATGATTTCGACAAGGCCCGTGAGACACTGGTCGCCACGGCCAAGCGACTCAGGCTAAGTAAGATTATGGTTGCTTATGTGGATAGGCGCATCCATATAAATCCCAACACAGATACGCCGTGGTGGGAGTACAACCTCAGGAACGGTCAGGGTGCAGAGTGCATGGAGTTGGACATCTTTGGTGGTGGAGGAACATCGTTCACTCCGATCTTTACTTGGCTCAAGGAGAACCGAAGGGAGAGTGATGTTGCCGCCCTTGTCTACTTTACTGACGGGATGGGTTCGGTTACTTGCAAGCGTCCCCCGTACCCCGTGCTATGGGCAACCACATTCGAGACACCGACTTACAATTACGCAGGACAAACCAAGGTGTTCGGCACCGTAATCAAAATCTAAACCCAAGGAGAAATAATTATGTCTGACAAAGAGGATGTGTTGGCGCAAGTGGAGAAGATCATGGCTCGCGTTGACAAACTAGAGGAATACCTAGATAGAATTCACGAATTACTTAACTGGGCACTTCAGCCTGAGGAGAATAACGATGGCTAAGTGTGCAATTTGTGACGGAGGAATCTTTGGGGCTGACCACAATGCGGCACCTGTTCGCAAGGGTAGATGTTGCGAGTCCTGCAACACGGTACACGTTATGCCCACGCGGATGGAGATGGCCTTCTCTGGCCTGTTCGGTGACAAAGGGCTAGGGTTTGCACCAGACTGGGACGCGCTCGTAGATCCCCTAGAACATCTTCAATACAAGGATTCAGAATGAACGAAGGAGTCAGGACCAAGAGTGCCAAGCGTCTTGTTCGCCGGTCCATAAGGAGTGCCGTCAAGAAAGGCCACGACCCCGTGCTAGTGTGCAAGGCAGGGTACATGGAACTCTACGCCTGCAAGAACAGGGGTTGCAGTATGACCTTTGACTGTTGGGATTCTCCTGAGATCTGCAACGGTCCAATGTCCCGAGCTAAATGCCAGAGCATTGAGGCGTTTAGCTGGAAGAGATCTGGCAATCGTCGTTTCGTTACGGCAATTGCCGACAGCTCCAGGCGTATGATAAATATTTTTTCTTGGTTCCTGGGATTAATCAAGAAGTTCTTTAGCAACACTCACTACTAGGAGGACGCATGAACCAGAGGCGGCGACACAAGCGCGAAAGAGATATGAGTAAGCGGGCGTTGGAGCTTCATACTAAGAAGGTTGTTCACAGCACAAAGATGTATAACCTCATGGCTGACATCTTTAACCTTGGGGCACAACTAAACGAAGAGATGAACGACTTCAGTGATAAGATGGGCGGCGAGGATGCGGACATGGAGTCCGAAGAGAACTTGGAAAGGTTTATTGAGCACGTCGGTGCCACACTGATGCCGTTTCTCAACAATTTCTACAGTGTGATGCCCAAGATGGTTGAGTTGTTTCAAGAGGATGAACAACTAGAGGAGGCAATGGCTGAGCTTCACGAGGAGACACAAAGCTATGAACTGGAAAGTTCTTTTGGTGAGGGCGGTATCAACTAGGAGGAGCGAGTATGAAAAGGATGCGGAAGGAGAGGAAGGGTTGGGTCAGGAACAGGAAAGGCCTTGTGATCAATCCCAAATTGCCACAGGGCAGGCTTCGTAAGTGTGGGCCTTGCACGGAGTGTTGCACCGCCATGTACATTCGCGAGCTGGACAAACCTGCCGGAGTACAGTGCGAGCACCTAACAAGCGAGGGGTGTGGCATCTACGGCGAGCACCCTGCCGAGTGTCAACTCTTTGCCTGTATGTGGCTGGACGGCAAGGGCACATTAGACGACAGGCCTGACAGGGCGGGTGGCGTAGCTGTGATAGAGAATCATAACGACGGCCTGGGTAATGGTTTAGTTATTTACACCGACACGGAATCCAAGCCAGACTGGAAAGAATCTAGGCACCTGAGCAAGGTTGCCGACCAAGTGGTTAATGAAGGGGGAGCCTGCTTTGTCGTTGGGCATGGGTACAGGGTGATGCTAACAAGAGCGGAGACGGAGTTTGCCAAGCGTGTGCCTACAATCGCGAGGTTCAACTCTGAAGGCCCCTCTTACGAGCCCGTCCCCGCAGACGAGTGGCTAGATGTGATGGAGTTGTTCGGTCAAACAAAAAACCCCTTGGGTAGTGAGCCGGAGCCTGACTGACTAACCAAGGGGTGGGACGCACAGGAGGAGGGTGCATCACCTTTTTTGTTAACCACTACGAGAGAGGAGGATCGTAGTATGCCATGAATGATATGAACTAATGTAAGGATAGTCAATAAAGGTGTACTAGAAACTGGGTAATATGAAAATATTTTTCTGGGTTTAAGTTATTTAAATTAAAATTTCTAAGAGAGGAGCGAGTAAACATGGCTCAGTTGAACGATTGGTTAGAGGACGCAATGCGTGACGAGAGACAGACATCGCTGTTCGACGAAGCGAGAGAACCCGTCAATGACCCCGAGGCGTTTCAGTACCCCGACAGCTTTTCCACCCCTTTGGACGAGCTTAGAGAACTCTCTAGGCAACCTATCTCAAAGTGCACCTTGTGTGGGGGCAGGAGTAAGGTGTACGCCTACAAGATGGGATCATACGCTAGGGTTCTTTGTTGGCTTGCCTACATGGACACAAAGAAAAGCAATCTTCCGTCTTATGTATCCAAGAGTGAGTCCCTACGCAGATACCATCACGTTCCATCTTCTGGCGCAATCAATGGCGGTGGAGACTACGCAAAGCTTCGGTACTGGGGGCTCATTGAGCGTATGTCCAAGGACCCTTTGCAGGACAAGCGTTCTTCGGGGATGTGGAGGCTGACTGAGCTTGGCCGCCGGTTTGTCTATGGTCAGGCTACCGTCAGTGCTGTGTGCTATTACAGGCACCCTGAGGGTGGGGTGTTGGGGTTTGAAACAGAGCAGATTGGAATCGAAGAAGCCCTTGGCAAGAACTTTAGTTACAGATCTTTAATGGCTGGGTATACACAAAACAAAACAAAGTCCTGAAGATGAATAAAAATATTCTTGAGTCGCTGCTGGGTTGGCTGTGCGTTGCCGCTGTACTCGTATTAGTTATTCAGTCATTGGACTTTATCCTTGACCTTGTAGTGCTCTCTTTGTTTCTCGGCTCTATCGTGAGGTAACAAATGGAAATTGTATTCGGTGTTTTTCTTTTAGTGCTGTACATCTTTTTAACTATTCAGCAGGAGGGGGAGTGATGTCTAATCACATGGAGAGGGTGCAGATGCACCTTGGCGACGACAGCGTAGCACTTACGATGGATGGCTACGACGACTGTATTGCGGGAGTCTTGGAGAGGTTTGGCCTCCCAAGGATTGTCGTTTATGACAAGGAGAAGGTTATCCAGAAGCTCATAGACAATGGCTCTACCAGAGACGAGGCCTTTGAATACTTTGACTACAACCAACTAGGTGCATGGGCGGGTGATGGTACGCCCGCGTTCATCACAACTAGTAGCTGGATAGACTTTCTCTATGGGGAGTAGCTCTAAACAGAAACCCCGCCCCTAGGTACGACTTTCGCGAGAAAAACCTAGAGACGGGGGAGGGGTCAGAACTACTGGCGACCCCCTGCTGCACTCAGATAAAAATATTTCTGGTTTTGAGTATCTGCAGCTCTGACACCTGACACCTTGTCAGAACTCCCAGTCGTAATCATCAAAGGCGGGGCTGAAGTCATGCCACCGACCGCTGTTCACATCGTAGTGCAATGGGCATGATCCGTTCTTGCCCACCCAGTTCCAACGGGCCTTCCAAACGTGAGCCTCAGGTGGCTCTTCGTCCTTGGGGTGCCTCCATACCGTGAGTCCTATGTCTGCCTTACTGAACCATGTGTGAGATCCGCTTATGTCCAACCCAGTAACGACAACCTTCTTCCCACTCCTGCGCTCACTGGAGAGCTTGGCAGGGTGCGCAATGAAGAACACATGTGCATCATGATTCTTAGCCCACTGCTGAATCTTCGTGAGCATCTGGCTGATGGCATCTGTCTCACGCCCTCCACCCATGTCGATGTAGTTATAGGGGTCGATAACCAGTATGCGACTGCCGTACCGCAGAACGCACTCAGAGGCCTTGCTGAGTATGCTGTCGATGTCCATAGCTCCACCACCACGGCTGTCCATGAACACGAAGGAGTCCTCCATGACCTGTCTAGCGAATTCCATCTCTTCTTGGGTCATGCGGTTGACGCTCTTGTCCGTAAAGAACGGGCGGTCAACCACCTTCTGTGCGAGCTGTGCATAGTGGTAGTTGGCTGGCTTCTCAAAGCTACAGAAAACTGTTTTCCAGTTATGACTCTTGGCCAGGTTAACGCAGATCTGGTCAATCAGATCCGACTTACCGGATGCAGGAAAGCCCGTCACTATCGTAAGCATACCGGCGGGCACCTGCATGTACTCATCCAAGGAGGTTAAGCCCGTGGATGCACCCTTCACTTGGCCCTGCTCGTACAGGTTCACGACCGAATCAAAGATGTCGTTCACCGTGTGGACACCAATGATCGGCAGGACCGTGGCGTTGTCTAAGGCGTTCTCTAGGAAGGTGGTGCCCTTGTCAGCTATAGCCTCAGCGGCATCCTTGTACTCACCTAAGGAGATAACCCAAGCCTTTGAGCCACCGATACGGCGAATGATCTCCTTCTGTAGTGCGGTGCCAGGCCCATCGTTATCTGTATTGAGCAGGACCCTGCCAGCCGTAGCCAACTGCCTCTCTGCCCTCCAGATGTACCCGAACTTCTTGTCATCCTTGGGGTCAATCTTCCCGTCCTTAACCCCTGCCGGTGCCCCGTTGGGTATGGACAGTACGGTAAGGTTCTCAGGAAGGTCGCAACTCATCCACGCCAGCGCATCCATCTCACCCTCACAGATGAGGATGTCGTTGCCGTCAACGTAGCTATCTAAATTAAAGAAATCTGTGCATACATTTTCTTGTGAGAAGTGCTTCTTGCCGTCCGCGCTCCTCCACTTTGCGGCTTCAATTGTGTCGCCCTTGGTGTACAGGAATCCAACCGCAGGGGTGACCGTGCCGTTGAACCTGTACTCAGAGCACACTGTGTGCTTCTCAATTACTTCGTCCGAAATCTTCCTGTCTCTGAGGTATGCTAGTGCCACCTCATTCACTGTCTTCTTCTCAATAACAATTGGCTTCGACTGCATCTTTGGCTCCCTTCTGTAATCCGTAACACCTATGGTTGAATTGTTGTGCATCCACCCTCCCTCTGTACCACAATGGTGGCACATGTACTGCACTCCCTCCGTGTCCACCTTGATCGAAAGTGGCTTGTCTTTTCTGTTCTTTGTTCTTGTGCCCTGACACTCAGGACATGCTCGTTTGTGCTGACCGACCCTGAGGCCGGAGCCTAAACGCTTTATCTCATTCGATACCTGCATCCTCTCCAGTTTCCTTTTCTACTATCTCTAACAAAGTATTAATAACTAACTCTTTATTATCTATAGTAGATATTACTATCTCTGTTCTAGGGTTAACCTTATCTAATCCCCAAGAGATATACTTTAGCTTTACTTGTCTATCGTTTTCATAGACAAATCCTTCTAGTAAATCAAGGATTAGTGATTCATCTAGGTCTGGTCTTCTGGTTTTGTAGTAGATTTTCATAGCCACTACCAGATCCTGACCCTTTTCGTAAAGCGGTTCACGAACAGGACACTGTAACTCGAAGGCCCTCTTGTAGTTCAAGGCCTTCTTTGACTTGATAAACATTGCCCTGCCCTTGACTGTTACGAGCCTTCGTGAGTTGGCTTTTGATGCCGGTTCACCTACTATCGTAACACAGCACGGATCTTTGTCGATGGGCTTGCGTTTCATATCACGTTCAAGTATCATTTCCCTCGCTTAACGGATACCACGATAACCGTGTTCACTCCGTTTGGCAACTTAACAAAAGGAGGTAGTTGTGGCTGTAAAAGTTTACGAATCAATGAACCTTAACGATGTCCGGCGGTTGCAGGACCAGGGTCCGTTCATCGCCCTGACCCACAAGGAAGCAGAGATAGCCATAAAGGCTATTTACACGGTCAAGCGAGCGGTGAACGCCTCAGCAGTTGACGAGAGCCTTCGCAGTGAAGGCGATGACGAATTGCAAATAGAGTTGGAAGACTTCTACGAAAACGCAGATGTCTGAAGAGAGAAGGTTCAGGGTTTACGAGAACGTGGGGCCTCCGCCCCCGAACCCTGGACGGAAGAAGAAGTGGGGTGACCTGCCCCTAGAAACGATAGGGGTTGATGGCCTTATTGAGCTTCCGATGGGTCCATCCGAAGCGGCAGAAAGGATTGCCGCCGTGAGAAGCTACGCTTGGAGAACATCAAAAAAACTTGGCAAGAAATTTAGTGTCAGGGTGACTGACTACGGCATTGGAATCTGGAGGGTTCAATGAAGTACGGAGAAATAAGAGACGACGTACCACTACCTCCGGCACAAAGCTCTCGTTCTGTACGAGTTGCTAAGAGTCTGGAGGAGCTTGAGGTGGGGCAGTCATTCATCTGGCCTGACGACGGAAGGAATGAGTCAGCGTTGAGATCGGCATGCCACCGCTACGGCAGTAAGTGGGGTAGGGTTTTCGCATGTCGCAGAATAGACAACGACACCTTTGGTGTGTGGAGAACAGAGTGACATTAACCAATCAGTACGGGGCACCTGACGCATTTGTCAGGGCCATGGAGGATGATTCGTACTCCAAGGGGGATGCAGACTTCAGTGTGACAGGGCTTCTTCAGCCACCTCAGATCGCAAGGCTTCGTGCCGAGCATGAGGACAAACTGTCTGCTGATGTTCGCGACAGGGTGTGGATGCTTTTAGGTACGAGTGTACACAACACCTTGGAAAAGTACGGAGATGGTATTGTTGAGCAGAGGCTTTTTGGTGAGTGCGAGGGCGTCACCATATCGGGGGCGATTGACCTAGATAAAGATGGGCACCTTACAGACTACAAGGTTACGTCAGTCTACACGGTGCAGAAGGCGCTTAAGCCTGACTGGGAAGCCCAACTCAACATGTACGCATGGCTTCTGGAGCAGAACGGAAGGGAAGCGAAGAGCTTAACTATCGTTGCGATTTGCCGAGACTGGATGCAGTCCAGGGCCGGTAAAAATAATTATCCAGAATCCATGATTGTTCCGATTTCCGTTCCGCTTTGGCATTCGGAAAGAAGGGACAGGTTTGTGCGCCAAAGAGTTGAGGTGCACACCAAGGAGGCCACACTACCCTGCACCAAGGAAGAGCGATGGTCGCGGGGAACCTACGGTGTGGAAAACGAAAGAGGAAAGCTCAAGACCTTTGACACCTTGGGGGACGCAACGGCGTTTATTAATAAGCAGAAAACGGGACGCTACTATGTCAGAGATATTCCAGGTCGTTACATAAGGTGTGAGTCTTGGTGTGATGTATCACAGTTTTGTTCACAATGGCAAGCAGAGGAGAAGTCTAATGGCTAAGCCAACAGCGCAGGAGATCTGGGCAACCCTGTCCAAGATTGACTGCTCGAAGTACACAGAAGAAAAGATGGGTTTGACTTACCTGAGTTGGTCCCATGCGTGGCGACTAATGATGGAGCACTACCCTGACTTGCAGGTGAAGTGGCACGGAACCACGGACGACCAAGGAGTCACTAGGGATGTGACGTACTACAACGGTGGCACCGCTATGGTGACCTGTTCCGTGACCATCGGAGACGTAAAGCGCGACATGTGGTTGCCTGTCATGGACTACAAGATGAAGTCCATTGCCAATCCTGACAGCAGGGCGGTCAGTGATGCAAAGCAAAGGTGCCTCGTAAAGTGCTTTAGTCTTTACGGGCTCGCTAATTATCTATATAGTGGAGATGCGCTACCGTATGAGGAGTCATCCAAGCCGGTAGCACCCAAGAAGTCTGCGCCGAAAAAGAAGTCCAAGTCCAAGGTTGTGCCTGAGCCAGTGGTTGAGGCGGTAGAAGAGCCGGAGCTTGACTTCGTTGCAGAACTGAGGACCATGGCCAACGATCTGTATCAGAGTGGCTGGGAGCCAGACGGAAAGACGACAGCCGACATCAAGGCGGCTATCAAAGGTGGGGACCAGGAGAAAGCGGCTCTCTTGATCAGACAGTTGAAGGACGTAGGACAAGCAGCACTTAAACTTGACGATGCGAAAGCAGAGGAGAAGTAACGATGGATTACGCGAACGCCCCCAAGCTCGACTTTGCAGTATTTAAGAACAAGTACGCAAAGACCGACAAGCATCCCAGTGAGGTCGGCAAGATCGAATTCACTAGGGAGTTTCTGAAGGCGATGGTTGAACGGGCAAAGACTGGGCAGATGCCGGTATTGCGCGTGGCGATGTGGGAGAACGTCTCCAAGGCGGGGATGCCCTACAAGAACTTTAGGTTGGAGTTGGACAGACCGGCAGACGAGGCCCCTGCGGCTGAGCCTGAGTCGGAGGAGGAAGACGATGGGCTCCCGTTCTAGTCAACCTAGAGGGGAGAAGAAGAAGGTCCTTCTTCATGTACCAAGGGGACTTTACAATGATGTCTGCCAGATGGCGGAACGAAAAGGATGGAGCAGGACTAGGTACATAGTACATTGCGTAACCCAGTACATTAAGAAAGAGAAAACGATAGAGGCGTAAGAGTTCGGAGGTGTCACAGCTGCGGTCCTCCCCGTAGCCTGACTTAAATGACCATGCTACTACTGTTGTTGTTTACTTCAACAGGGCGGCCTCCTTTCTTTTGGAACAAAATGAAAAAGACACACAGCTGGAAAGAAAAATATTTGAATATCGGAACTGTCTGCATTTTGACAGCGTGTGTTCTGTATGGAGTGGGGGCAGGGATTCGCCATGGACTCAGGGCCGGTAAGTCCACCTGGAAAATGCAGGCGGTCAGGCAGGATCAAGCAACCTCTGACGACAACATGGTCCAGAGGTTACGGGAGACCGGAGGACTCTAGCAGGGAGAAGTAGTGAAGCAAGTCCCTGTCGTCTCCCTCTTTGCTTTGCCTGCGTAACCACCGCTGATGGTACTCTTCAGCCAAAGCCATGTGATCATCTATTCCATGCTTCTTAAAGAAAGTCTTGATTCCCTTGGCGTGTTGCTCCATGTGGCAGTCCCGACAAAGCGGTACAAGATGTTCGCTTGTACCCCCAGCCCCACGGGACCTCATATGAGCGGGGTCGCTGGGCCCCCACTTGCCACAGGTGTGACAGGATAGCCTGCGAATCCAATCCGCCTTTGGCCCGAACTGTCTTTCGTGTGTCTTAGTTTTGTACGAGCGACCCAATAGCAACACCGGCTAAGATATACGGAACGGCACCCCCGATCCTTCCGAAGACGCTACGGTTAGCAACACTCTTCCATGCGTCCGACTGCTCGTTAAGAGCGGCAACCTCAAGCCTCAGTGCTTCGTTAAGATCCTGCTCCATAACCCACATTGAGTCCAGACTTTCGACTCTTTGCCACAGTAAAGCGTTATCCGCCTCCAATGTAGCGATCTGAGTCTGGTATGCGGACACCTCTTTTTGATGATTCAATTCTAAGGTGTCCAGCAGGGCCTCTAAGCCACTTTGACCTTCCAGCCTAGTCCGTAGTGTAGTAAGGTTCTCGTTGTAGCTTAGAGAGGCTGTGAGAGCGTCGTTTTTTGCAGATTCTCTAATTTCAGATAGAGAATCGTGCGCTTGGTCCAGGCTGTCCTTCAGGAGGATGTAGCCCTCCTTCGATTCCATCAATTCGGACTCAAGCTCCACTCGTTCAGCTTCTAATTCTTCGACCTTGCTCTCTGCGACAGCAGCACGAGTCCTGGCTTCGGCATTGCTGTTAAAAATAATTCCGCAAAATGATATAAGCCCGGCAAAGATCAGGACTGGTAAAAAATAATTCCTGCTCATGGGTTTTCTTCCGGGTTTTGAACAAGGCGGTAGCAGAACTGGTGCTGAACCACGCCAACGATGTTTGTTCGTGGAACCTTAACAACCTCAACTACGTTTTGCTCAATGAGCTTTCTTATTCGGGTCCTTACTTTTTCGGTTGGTATGTTGAGAGCTTCGGACAACTCCTTGGTTGACACCGCACCCTCGGGATCGCTTGCAAAATCTAAAGCGTTCTGTACCTGCTCCAGTAAGTCGGCTTCTGTGATCGCTGGTCTCATCCTACCTCCACAGTGGTTGGTCTATCGGGGGTAAAAAGTATTTTACCCATCCTATAATCATCATCATCAACCTCAAAATATACAAGACCTACGTCGGCCAGGCTCTCAGCAACCCTGTGCACATACTCCGTAGCCAGCTGCCACGCAGGTAATGCCACAGCTCTGGTTTTTACTTTATGTATGTCTCCGCTATCTGCGAACTGGTGAAAGTGTGAGCGAATAGCGAGGTCGGGTGGGTCTTCTCCGTCCATGAGGTAGTTGAAGAATATATCTTGTGCGTACCAGCGCATGTACGGACCCTTGGTGTGCGCCCTTCTTCCCATGCGACCGTGGTGCTTCACGTCAAACACAAAGTCGCCAACCTTTATGCTTCGCGTATAAGAAGAGAGTGTTCCGGTGTCGGGGTCTTCAACAACGGGCCAACCCATACCCTTAAGGGCTTTTGCCATACCCTCTTCTAGGCCTCCTGCTCTACCGACATGAGCAGACGTACCCCTTATCACATGCACACTGTCGGGTTTAAGTGCCAAGGGCACTCGGAGGGATTCGATGGCACAACCCACATGCACTCCTTCGTGGCCCGTTGCGATCTGGGTGGTGCGGTGGTGGTCGCCGTCAGTGGCGTCACCGTTGATTACAAGATGTAGCTTGGCGCGTCTGTTGTGTCTTTTGATGGACTTGATCTTAGCCCACGCCTCTTCCCAGTTGCTCCACAGCCACTGTTGCCCTTTGTTGGGCATGTACATCCCGCCATCGTCAAGCTCTATACCTTCGGGCGGACACAGGCCCACCGTTGAACCACAATGCAAATCTCCAAAGAATACGACTAGGTGTTTCATCTCAGATCTCCTCTGCTAGATGGTACCAGTCATCAAGGTCGTTACTTGTCCAAGCATCCTTGTCGCTCTCGTCAGTACATCCCTCACACTCCTCATATTTTTTTAAGGTTTGATTGCACGTTGAGCAGATTGTAGAATCTCCTATAAACGCCCACCCGCAAAACCAACAGAAGTCAGCATCGTCGTCATTTTCCTCGCCACACCGCAGGCAATCCATCTAGTTAGTCTATCAAGGGGTTTAGTGGGTCAGCTATTGGTGGTGGCGCATCGGGAACCCTTGGCCCACGCCTCAACAAACCAGCTAAATAACTAAGGCCTTTTCTTAGTGGGTTAACCTCCTCTCCGCGACCTCTTGCAAGAGCGTCTTCAAGATCCCCTAAGTTAATACGAACACGGCTGCCCTCACCCTCCGGGCTTCCATACGCAGAGCCAATCGCCCTAGGCAGGCCATAGGCACCAGACTGCGCCATCCTTCCACCAAAAATACGCATGGCACCAGGCTCCTCCCTTGTCCCTATAAGGGGGGTTGGCTCAGGCCTTCTTTCGTTAAAATTATACTGATCGTAGACGTAGTATTCTCCGGTGTCTGGATCACGCTCAAGGTTCCCCTGCCCTATTGTTGTCTTCATGCTGTAGTTGGGGTCAAAGAGCTTATCAAGAACCGACAGTGGTGAAAGCATTCTTGCTGCCCCCACATCCGCATAAGCATCTTCGTCAGTGGTGTCGTAATGACGATACCCAATACTGGCCCTGCTAAGGGCCTGGTTTCCCATGGCCCTGACAGCCGCTTCCCGTAACGCCCTCAACTCTGCGGGTCTTAAATCTGCCTCAGTAATTTCTCTTTCACCAATAAGGCTACCCAACGACTCAAGTCCAAGTCGTTCGCGAAATTGTTTGCCTATCACGTCTGCGGCCAATTGGCGAATGTTCATAGGCAACGCAAGGTTGCCAGCCGGATGGCTTCGGGAGAAACGCCAAGGATGCGCAGCTTTCTTTGGGTCGTCAGGGTCTAAGGACGCAATTCCATTACTCATTGTTTTCTATTTCTAGCCTCACCTTCAGGAGAGCAATCTCTCTTTCAAGTGCGGTTACTAAGTCTTGTAGTTCTTCAATCTGAAGGGTCAGGCTTCCCTGCTGTCCTATGTACTTTCTTTGCCTGTCCCTTATGTCTTCTATCTCAACCATTGCCTGAGAGTCAGCCCTCTCCATGCCCTCAAATCTACCGCCTGCCACCCATGTAGCAACCAATATAGATATTGCAAAACCTACACTTATCGCAGGGAGGGAGGTTGCCTTAGATATACCATTAGCCATTACCTTCGCGCCCTTATGTCTTCGACCTGCGATTCAAGCTCAGAAATACGTTGAGCGTACCATTGAAGCGTAAGCTCTTGCTGCTGATCAAAAGGGGCACTTCCTGACTCCACCTCTTCGACCAGTTTTTCAAGCTGTGTTTCAAGGTGGCCTAACAGCATGAACTGCTCTGCGTCTGCTGGAAGCGAACCTAGTTCACCCCTAGGCCAACGAACCCTGAACTCTGAATTTAGTTCAACGTCTTGCTCCATCATCATCAATGAAGTTTCGATGTTGTTCAGTCGCTCAACGATTCCAAAGTAAGCCCACACCCCCACCGCAACCCCTGCCACAATAGACAGGAGGTTACGCAAAGGCATGGAGATGTGGGTCTCATCGCTTAGCACTGCCATCAGTCATCTCGTTGAGGTGCCCACTTTTCAATACCACTAATTGAGAAGCACCCCAGGGTGATGATCAAGAAACTATTATAAATAAATTCTTGAATTTGAAGTTCCATTCCCCACACCCCGGTTGTTACGTCAACGACAGCAGTAGTAACCATCATCGCAAAAGAAATTGCTCCGATAATAGTCTTTTCATTCCAGTCGTTGTTGTCCTTAAACACACTTAAAAACCTACTCATCGTTGCTGTCCTCAGTTAAGTCTTCGATTAAAAGCAAAAAAGAATCTTCGTCTTTTACTATTTCCCAAAATTCATTAAAGGCCCTCTTGCTACTCCATACTGCAAGCCTGCCGTCCTCTGTCTCACCCCTGCTTTTTCCAGGGGCAATGCAGCCCTCAAGTTCGTTCGCATAATTAGCCGCGTGAAACAACAGGCGGTCCCTGCCCTCAACAATAATTTCAAACGTCGGGTAATTCCCACGGTGATAGTAGTCTTTTACGCACGGGTGCAACCCTGCAGGAATTAATTTTGCTGAGTTCTCAATAGTCCAGAAGTCGTGGCCATCATCTTTGTTGTACAAGCGCCCCCACACCGCATCGCCTTTCTCTAGTTCTCTGCGAAGGTGCCAGACTGGTGAGTCAACCGCCATCTTATGCGCCCCTTACTTTGGCCATAATATCTCTAACGCCAGTTAATATGCCTTCTCGTGTTTCAAGCATGCGTAAGTACTGTGCTCGCTTTTCGTCGATGGTCATGCTGCCACCTCTTTTTTGTAGCGCCTCCCTGCGGATTCTCCACGCTCGCATTTGATTCCGCAGGTGGCTGAGCCTGTTTTTCTGTGCCAGCATCGCCCTGTGTTTTTGTGCGTAAGCAAACCCTTCCCTGCGGTCTGTTTCGTTAATTGAGTTTAGCGTAGCTACAACTTCGTCAAGCTCCCCCAAGACCTCGTAAAAGTCTTGTTGTCTACCTGCTCCCACCCGTGGGTCTGTTAACAGATCCCCTAAGAGTGGAACATTCACAACCCCTGGGCCACCAAGAACGGATTCAAAATCAAAATCAAGGCTGGTGCCTACAATGTTTTCTTTGTCCGACCAGTTGGGTAACGGAAGATACCCTTGACGCGCCACCCTATCAGCTATCGTGATTCCGTACATCCCCATAGTGCCCAGATACTGGCGCATCAAGTATTCGACTTTCATGGGAGAGGACAGAAAATCTATCTCTCTCATCCCAGGAATCGCGTTTACGGTATCTGCTATAGAGCGAGCCACATTGCTTGTGTACATCTCCCTTTGCTGGTTTGGCTCACGCAACGCAGTCCACTGATCTACAATGGCATCCTTTCTGTAGGTGTCGTAGTTGCGAGCAGCGTTATACAAGGGAGCAATGAACTGCGGGGCACCAAAGCTTAAAGATGTTCTAAGCTGCCGAACGGCTTCCGCTCCTGCGTCACCAAGCGTGTGTTCTTTTTCGAGAATAGCCATCATTAGCTGTTCAGGAATAACTTTAAAAAGTACGCCGACCTCAAAAGGAATCGGCAACTTAAACCACGCATGACCCGACAAAGGAAGTAGCCAGTTGTCCGCTTTCTCCTCGTCACGAAGCCCTTGATATTCTTCGTCGTCGTGCATCATTAAATAGTACAGCATTGTAGCAGCAGTGAGTTGCATACCTCTTCCAACTAACTGAGATCTATTTCTCTTCCACAAAGGAAGATCTTTGTACTGGTCCTTGCTCAGGCCGTAGCCCCATATGCCCGGAATATCCGAAACACCGCGACCGCTTCTGCCGCCAGACCTGATCCCCCTGTACAGAACATCAAGACCCTGCAGCCTACCGTTCATAAAGGGGACAGTGGACAAGAATGTACTAAAAGCCTGATTCGCGCCCCTTCGACCATAGTTCATAATTTCTATAGCCAAGTATTGAGCAAGGGCCCTGTCTCCAGTTAACGCCATCACCCTGTCGTACACGGCAAGTCTTGTCGCAACCTCTGACTGCTTTGAAAGCCTGCCAAGGAAGTGCCACATTGCCGCAACAGGTGACAGTGGATTCGTCCAGTCTATCTTGCTACGGTCGAGCTGCTTGCGCATCTCCAGCCCGTACTCGTCAGGGTTGGCAACAAAATCAATACCAACTGACAGCCCTTTCTCCTGCGCCCTTCTTAGGGAGCTGGGGTCAATTGCGTTTTTAAGAGAGTCCAGGAGAAGTCCGGGGCCACCACCGATAAGGGTGCTTGCATTCCAAGAATCTCTAAAAATATTTTTTTGATGGAACGCTGGGGTCTTTGTCACGCTCGTTCTTAGGAGCTGTGCCGGTCCAGTCATTATTTTGGACAGGGCCTTGCCCTTATCGGTTCCGCCAAACAAATCTGCTAACTGCTTTTTAGGATTAAAGCCCAGCATCATTACCGACATTGCCAACTGAGGGTCGGCAAACCTGTAGTAGGTTGCCTTGCCATTCTCCATGACGCGAACGATCCTGTCATCCAAAGCCGAGCGCATGTCGCTCACGGAAACCTGTTCCGCGTCACCTAACGAAACCGCATCCCTTGCAGTTCGGGCGGTAGCGACATTCATAGTCATATCTCTAATCAGGGCTTGAGTGTTCTCCATAATGTTCGACACCAGGTCGGACTTTATGGGCTCAAAGCTTCCCCTGATGGCCCGCTCAACCATCACCTTCCCTCGCTTGACCATCTCGCCAGATGAGCCAATCGGACTTTGGTCCTCCTTTGAGGTGTCGCGATAGAACGGAGTGTATGGCATTGCTATCCACTCATCCCGCTGAGACCTAGTAAGAAGTCCAGCCCTGTAAGAAGTCTCTATCATTGCTCTGTTAAAGGCTTGATAGTGATCCCAGAACTCTATGATGTGCTCGTTGTTTGCCTCGGTATCCTCAATAACCTTATCAAGGAAAGCTTCAGACCACATCCGCTCGCCAGTTTTTTTGTTCTTGGGGTTTATTCTTTCGTAGGCTTCGTCGAACATTCGTAGCTGACTAGCTAATTCTGGGCTTTGAAGATCACGTTCGATGTTTGGTCGCATTGGGTCTGGGTACACCTGAGCCCTTGTCTCGTCCCTGCGAAGCCTGGTCCACCGGATACGCTTGGCCATACCATATACGGCGGCAGCCTGCTCATCCTTCGGGTTGGCAATAAAAGCAAATATGTCAAGCAGGCTACCAACCTGACCGTCCCCGCCGTACTTCTCTTGAAGCTGGTCGTCGTACACGGGCGCAATATCCCAACTGCCCCTAGAAGTGCTCTGCCCTAGGTACGACATTGGGCCGCGCTCCATTATTCCTTCAAGCCAGTTTACTGCGTTGTCAGCGTTTCTGATCGCAACCAAAGCTGCTGTTTCTGCATCTATAGAGGCTCTGTTTTGTAACTCAAGCAACCTGTCAGTTTGCTTAACAACCCACTGACGACGATCAAGGAATTGATACCTAAGCTGATCCCTTGACGTTTTAATATTTTCAAGAGTCTCTTCTGGGTTGTTTCCTGATATGCTGTCAGGACCAAGCACACCCTCTTCAAGGCTCTTCTTGAAACTGCCACCCTTCGCTGTTGGCGTAACCAGCCCGTTCTCTATCGCTTCTTTGACTAAATCTTCAAGGGTTGTGGTGTTCCTTGTTTGATTGTCAAACATGTTCATCCAGTCACGAGGCATCGTGTACCCGGACTCACCTTTCTTTATTCTGAAATACTCATCCAGTGCGGCATCTCTGGCTTGTCGGTTGTCCTTTGCGGTCCACATCTTGTTGCCCAAGAGGGGAATAGCGTAGGAGTTTGTCGCCCTGACCTCTTCAACGGCCCTGCGTTCATTGTCTATGGCCTGTACTCCGTCAACAGGATTTGCCGACTCCTGTATCCTGGACCTTCTGCCCACTATCCGGTCAGCGATCTTGTCTACTTTTTCCTGCTCCTTAGACCTCATAGATTCGTTTGGTGCAGCATCTCGCAAGGCAATAGCTTTTGTCAGCTCTTGCAGTTCGGCAGGGTCTGCGTAACGAGACAGACGCATGGACCTAATCTCATCTTTTTCAGCGTCAAAGTCCGTCTCTCCTCTGTACCCAGCACCCCGCATACCCACAGCGCCAGACTCTACGGCAGAAAATATTTTCATAACGCCGCCGATATCCGTTTCCTTGGCTGCGCCAACAACCGCATCAAAGAATTCCATCATCCGGTTTTTAGTTTTACGCAGCTTGGCACCACTACCACCTTCACGCGCCTCGGGCACACCGTCTTGGCTTAAGGCCTGCATTAACGCCAGAATCGACTCTTCCTCTACCTCAAGCTCACCCAGGTTTGATTCTTTTTGGCGGTAAACCTCCCTCTCAAACCAAGTCAGTCCCATGTCGTGAGCTTCCTTGTCCCACTCCTCTGGAACCACGTTGTTTCTTACATACGCTCTAAGGTGGCTTAGCTCGCTTTCGTAAAAATGACCCCTGGCCTTAAGCGCGTGGATTGCCTCGTGGGTCACGGCCTCGCGAATAACCATCTCTGCGTCCATCATGTTATCAGGGTCGATGGCGGCCAGGTTGATAATAATTCTGTTTGCTGCAGAGTCGTAAACGGCAGCTCTTGTTTGGGGTAGCATTTCCCCTCTGACCATTACCTCACTGTTCCCCTGAAACAGACCATCTATATCGTCAACAAACTGAGTTTTGATGTTATCGGGCACCCTCAACTTGGCTAACGTGATAAGGGCTTCGGTTTTGAGGTGCCCAAAACGCTTTTGTGATTCTTCCAGATGGGCTCTCCTGACTGCAGAGGCCCGAGCTTCTATTGATGTGGGTACAGCGTCACCCACAATCAACTCACTAAGTATTTTTGATCCTTCGGAAGTGTTGAAGCGAAGAACTGATTCCGTTGCCGGAATGTTTTCCGCTCGCCTTAGTCGGCCCGAGACCGACTCCAAGACACCAGCATCCTCTAATGCCTGCAACCCAAGCGTAGAGGTTATCTGAGAAGCATATCTTTCTATATACTCTTTTCTGGTGATCTTCTTTTCGTTTTGCTTGTTCCATCTGCGTACAGCATCATCGACATGCTTTTTCATCTTCGGATCATTAAGTATTTCTTTGACCCTGACTGCGCTTGCTTTGGCCTCAAATATTTTTTTGTTTTCTCTGACGTGCTTGTGGTAGTCAGACCTTGGTGACTGGTCTTCAAGCTCTGCCTGACGCTCTATTACGTCGGATACAAAGTCGCCACCGAGCGGCATCCTCCGCGCACCTTCTATGATGTTAAGGTTGGGGCTAACGGTGTCAGCCTTAAACGACTTGGGCGCAGCCCTGAGCTTGTCTAGCCGCCTCGTTTCCATACGAGACCTGAGGGCTGCCCACGCCAATCTTGGCAGTTCGTTTAAGGCGTAGTTGTTGATTACGTCTTCATAGATGGCGCTACTTATATCCCCCTGCCCCTTATCGAACTGACCCCTTTCTGTTCCAACAAGCTGGGCAGTTATAAAACTGTGAGCTTTTTCGTGGGCTATTAGCATAACCAACGAGTCTTCAATGCGTTCAAACCCATCCGGCCCAAGGCCGGGAACACCGTCAGGGGTAAACTTCCTTACGTTTGCGTAGAAAGTTGAGTCAGTGTCGCCACCCCTAACTACTTGGTCCTTGGTCACAATGCCGCCCTGAACCTTCCAGACGGGAACGGCTTTTTCTCCAGAAAGCTCGAACGACTGCAACATCTTAGCGCGATTAATAAACGTGTACTGCTCGTCATCCCTTTCCACTTGGGCATCGCTTCCAAAGTTGCTCGAAAAACCCAGGTAGTCTGCATCGGGGGCGCTTCCAACTACAAAAAAGGCCTTGGCCTCAGGGGCCACCAAATCGTGCAGTAGCTGGTACCTTCTCTGCCAAACCAAGTCTTCTTTTGAAAATTCTATTCCATCAAGCCTCGTGTTGTCGCCCAGTATCTGACGAGATTCTTCCTCGTACTTTTTTAAATCGTCGTCACTAATGTCATCTACATCTACGTCTGGCATAAACTCTGAATAGGGAACATGCTTTAATCCTACCGTTGAAAGAATGTCTTTCCATTCTTCAATGGTGGGGCCCAGGGTGCGCGACTCCCGTTCCACTTGATTGATAACCGGAAGCACTTGTCTTAAAAAATCAAGACGATCTTCTTTGCTTCTGCGTTTAGACAGTAACTCTCCTATAATAGTGAGACCGCTTGTTGTCTTGTCGCTATAATAATCATGCACGACTGAGCTTGCTGGCGTTAAAAGACTCGGGTTTCGTATTAACTGGTTCCTGATTTTTTGTTTAGCATCTAGTTCACCAAAACCCGCTTCGGTCAAATAAGGAAGCACTCCAGACTTTGCGTATTCAGTTCTAATGTCCTCCAGAAAAGCCGCATACTCCGTCCAATCTGGTATGTCGAATGACTCGAACGGTTTCACTGGAATCGTTACAGCCCCGTCCTTGACGAGCTGCGCGTATGGACGCGCAGAGGAGTTGTTTTGTTGCGCCCAGTCTACGGCACCGTTGTAAACCCAGACACCACTATTAGAACTTTCGGGGTTGAATCTCTTTGCAATCGACCTGTCTTTTTTTCTTTGTGCCCAAGCTCTTATTCTGTAATCGGAAGCGTCACCACCCTCATCAGCTATTGGCGCGGCCACTGAACTATCTTCTGGCATCCTGACATAGCCCTTGTCTTCGAGATAGGCTATCAGCTCCTTCTGGGCCACATCGTCAGGGGCAACCTCGTCTTTCTTGTCCATAACAATGGACGCCCTTGCCTCAATTGCAAGGTCAACAGCTTTGTATACTCCCTGCAGCTCCCCATCTACGACAGCCCGAAGCACCCTTTCCACAGGAACAACATTACTTAAATCAGAGACAGTTGATGCAGTTACGCCAATATCGGTAGACACCCATATAACATCTTCGCTGGTGAAGGGCTTTTCCAGCCTAATCAATTGCATCCCGTCAGTCACAAGGTCGGATGGGTCCGGCAAGTCTGCTTCATTTTTGAATAGCCGTGTACCGAAATGGAAGGCCGTAAAGCTTGGCTTCAAGGCTTCCATGTATCTTGAAAGCTTTGAGTTGCCAAGCGGGTCAAGCTGATCATTGACCTCTCCAACAACAGCTGTAGCGATTGCAGCCTTTTCTGCGTCCCGTGACTTACTAGCAATCTCGCTTGGGTCTACCCTTTCGTAGGTAAAGTAGGAATACCCTTTTTTGCGCAGCTTCTCATATGCTTCAGCGCCCCACCCTTCCATTTCGGTCCATGTTGCCTGATCAACTTCGTCTAGGCTTTTCCAGCCAGACGTAACGCGCACAAAATCATAGTCGCTCCGGTCCTTGCCCTGCACCTTGATGATTTGCCCAACCGTGATAGGAAATCTCTTTTGTCGGCTAGTGGAGGTCCTCAGTCCTTGCCTAATCAAATCAAGCGTTGTTGCTCCTTCGAGCCCAGGTCGCATGGCTAAACCTTGGTCGCCATCCCTATATCTCATGGGAACCACCCTGGCTTTATCAAACTCGACGGGTTCAGTTGCCCCGTCGATTCTTGCAACCTTCGCAGCGTTCGCTGTGCGAACCTTTGGATTCGATATTCCGTCCCTGTAGTTGGATAACTGTGTAGCGATATCGCTTAACGTGGCATAGTTAAATCTCCAGGCCAAAGGAGTTCCTTGTCCTCCAGCCCTTACTAGTATCCGGTGCCCAGCTTTAGACAAGAAAAAGTCCATCATCTGGTCCGTTATTAACCCCTTTTCGTACTCATCGCCAATCCGTCGAATTTCGTCTTCTAGTCCGGTTGGATCGTCTAGTTCTAGTATGTCACCGAACTGAATATCTGAGCTGTATTCATTATCAACCGTGATAATTGTTTTATGCCCCAGAGTAATAGCCGACAGTGGATGGCCCCGATAGTTAAAATCAACCTTGGTTTTTAAGCCACCTTCACCAGCCTCTGTAAATGTCAACACATCTTCTAGTTCGGGGACCGTTTCTGCTGTCTTGGGGTTGCTCGGGCTTCCAAGTTGCCCCTCTCTTGTTGGGGCGAGGGACCCTTCGCTGGGCCTAAGTATAGCGCCCTCTTCTATAAGGTCTGCGTCTGAGCTTTCTCCGTGATCAAGGACCCCTGATTCAATAAGTGTTGCCAGTGCCTCATCAAACTCTATTCCATCAAACTCTTGGCCAGCCTGAGTTCGTTGCTGTTCAATTACATTTCTGATGTTTTGAACTGTGCGTCTCTGTTCACCAGGAATTGCTCGCTCATCTTTAAATGCGTAAGGCCTGATAAGAACATCCATGATTGACTCAAGGTATTCATCTGCCTTTGGGTTGTGCTCAAATGTTGGCAGGAATAACGGCATGAACCCACCGCCCTCTGAGTCCACCTTGCCACGAGGGTCTAGCGTCATCCGGTGCGCAGGAAGCTGGAGCAAACGCGAGTACATAAGCAGGCGTTGGCCAGGGCTTGCAGTAGCCCAGCTCTTGGCACCAGTCAGGTTTTGAAGAAGAGATTTAAAGGGCCTGCTTTCTACACCCGTCCCCAGCCTTCGCTCAAGGGTTTTTCCAATGTTCCCTTTGACCGCCTTGTCTTTGTCTTTTCCTGGAACCCCACCCCTTAAAAAAATATTTTTGCTTTTTAGCAAAGTTTCAACGTCATCAGCCGTAACGAGACCGTAAGCTTCTTCGTACTTTCTTACTGAGTCCCGCCCATCGCCAAACTGTGCCCTGACCAGTGATTCAAAGGTTGGGGACTTCTTGGCTGAGCCTCTTAGCTTTTCGTATGTTCGTGTTAAATTTTCTTGAATTGTTTCATGTCTTTTTAAGCGGGTTGGCAGGACATCTTCTATAAATTTTTTCAGTTCCCTTGATGTAGTCTGTCCTGACTCAGCTACCGTAAGACGATGATCGTTTCTCGACGCCCAACCACTGATGTCAGCATACGCTCTCATCATTAAACGCTGATCAATTGCATCTCGTCTAGCCCTGACATCTTTATTAAAAAATGTGGCTAAACGAGCAAGCTGTGCTGCGGAAGTGTCCCTTGTAAACATTTTGTGCGCATCAACGTCGTGTACCTGTTGTTGACGCAATTCAACAAGAAGCGATTCGTCTTCTGTGGAAGCAATTTTCTTTTCAATTTCTGCCTTACGCGCATCTAGCCTTGCCTGACGCTCCACGCTTCTGTCGTAGGTGTTCTGCGCATCTTCAATTGATTGTTGTAACCACGCATCAAGTGCGGCCTCCTGCTCATTGGGGTCCTTGGACGTGGTAAGCTCTAAGTCGTTGGCAGCTTCTAGTTTTAGTTTTTTGTTTTGTCGATAGGTTTGAGGGTCCGTGCCTGGGGTGTCGAACACTCGTTTGGCATGAAGCAGCCGCTGAAGAACCATCCTTGAGTACAGTTCATTTCTTTTAAAGTTTTCTCCTGCAATCAGGCTTGAAATTTGCGAGCTTTTTAATAACCAGTTTTCAATGTTTTTGTTTTTATCTAGGGTCCACGCATCATCAGACTCATATACCTCACCCTTTTTTGCCTCCGCAACTTCGCGAAACCGTGGGTGCTCTGTGTATGCCTTATCCAGCTCACCTTCTAGTGTTTTTATTCTTTCATTGATTGTTTCAAGCTCTGCAGAAAGTCCTAGGTCGTCTGTGTATTGCAGGCCAGCTATAACCCCCCTGTCTCCTTTGCGGCCAAACAAAACCCTTCCTACATCACCTAAGGAAAAATTTGCTGCCTCCGAAGATGACAGTGTTTTGTCGGGTATGTGCCCATTGCTTTCTACCCGATCCACATCAATCGCATCTGACCCTGGGCCTCCGTGAACACCCAGTACTTCGGCCATCCTAAAGAGACCTATCCTACCGGCTGAACCACCCATGTAGTCTTCTAGAATGGTTTTGTATTCAGGCATCGGTTGTCCCGCTTTAATGGCAGCGTCTCGCTGGTGGCCAATACCAACGATTGTGTCCCAAGAAGAGTCAACAACCTCGGGAATGTTTGCATCAGATCTAATGGCTTGGTATTGCGTCGAATCTGTCAGTCCCCCCAGCTTTACAATCCCGTAGCCTGCTAACTCAATTCTTTTGTCGAGAGCTGATAGGCGCTTGCCCAAGATTTCTCTAATGGCCTTTGCTCCCCTATAAAGCTGTCGTCTTTGTAACGGGCTTTTGCTTTTGTTCGACAATTTTTCCAGTTGCGCCGCCGCTCGCTCCGCGTTCGCGCTAAACCTGTTCCTTAGCACCGCCATTGTTTCTACGTCTAGCTCTCCAGACGCTAACGAGTGCTCAAGGTGCAGGGGCATGTCTGCATGTGCGCCGTGAAACAAGGTATGGATATCTTCGGCAAGCCCTTCAGATATTCCGTACTCTTTCAGAATCGGGTCTATGTCCCTACGAACCAGACTTGAGTCCAATTCCTTAAAAAAATCTTCTGCTTCCTTGCTTTTACGCCGCCGAGCATCAGCCCTTTGTAGCGACACTTCTTCTTGAAAATGGTCTTCTGTGTCGTAGCCCATACCTCTGATGTTGTAGCCACGCATTGATGTGGCCAGGACATCCGCTATACCACCAACGACACCGCCGACCTTGGCCTCTTCCATCATTGAGTGTGCCACGTCTTTGAGCGCGTCAGGGTCGTACAAGCCTCTGGCTGTAGCGGATTGCAAACCCTGAGCAAAGCCTTCTTGTAGCGCCTCCGCCCCCGTGCTACCTAACGCCGAACGCATACCTGCAGCCGAAAAAACTGCTGTTGCTGGCCTGCTTTGCCTGATCATGCGCTTAAAGAACGGACTCTTTGCTGCGCCAGGAAAACCCTTGAGTAACCTAAGTGGCGTTACCATCTCAGAAAGCCCGATCAATCCTCCAATAAGGTGGGCGGGCGTTTCAGTATACCACGGAATGTCTTTGCCAGACTTTTGCTCCTGGTCTGCCATCCGATTAATCTGTTCGCTTATGCCAAGAGCTACACCACCAGCAATTAGTCCGTATGGACCCATTCTGGTAGCAAGTCTACCCAAAAGAGAAAGGGCACCGACTTGGCCAAGGCCTGCTCCCACGTCTGGAAGAAATGCGTCCAAGTAAGTCGGATCTCGCCTAAAAACAAACCCTTCCTGCTGACGCCTTCTTGCCGCTTCCCGCAAACGTTTTTCAATTGGCAGGTCAGCAAAGGGTGTAACAGCACCTATACCGGACTGAAGTATTCGTGCAGGGACATCAACAAACCCAGCAGGAATACTTTTTAGGCCTTCAATTGCAGACCCAAAAAGGCTGCCATCCTGCTGTCTTTCTCGGGCCTGAAACGGAGAACTCTGTGCAGAAAACTGTGACCAATCGTAACTTGAGTACGGCTGGGATAGCTGATTATAAATTGAGATATTATCAGGAACAAAATCCCAACTGCCATCCGGTAACTTTTTCCATTGTGGCATATTGCTAAGACTCGGAGTTGTTACTGATTAAATAATACTCGCCCAAGCGGATTGTTTCTTCCGCCCATTTGGTACCCTGCGGCTTCAGCTTTCATTCGATCTGACATGAGGCCGTAGAAGTTGTTGAGAAGCTCTACGCCAGCCTCTTCGGGTACTATACCGTGTTCTACCATTCCTATCATCATATTTTCTATGTGAGGCAAGTGCGCTGGGTTGAATTCGTTTGCTGCACTAATCTGCATCATAGCTGACTCAAGCGCACGTCTAGTTTGCATGTCAATGCCAGCAAGGCTTGCAATTTGCTGTTGTAGATCAGCCACCGCTGCGTCAAGTTGTGGCGCAACACTCTGCCTTGATCTCTCTGCAGCCCTTTCTACCGGCATTGCGCTAAGCTCAAATGCCAGATCGTCAAGCGCCTCGCGCCTGGCTCTTTGCTGTTCGCCTTGTGCGGTAATAATATTTGCAGTATCCGCAAGACTTTCAACAGCAGTGTCGGGGTCCCTTACAGCTCTTGCTCCGCCAATAGCTAGTTGTGTCAACAGGTTGTTTCTATCGAATTCAGGATCATTTCTGTCAAGAACGTCCTGACCGCGCTGTCTCAAAAGAGCGTCTAGTTCATCTTCTTCAGTTGTCCCTGTTCTTAACCACTCTTCATACCTCAACAGATTGTCCCTGCGGTTCATAAACGCTCGGCCCAGGTCACCTTCAAGGGCGCTCCCCATTCCACTTGGGCTACCACCTTGGTCACCCAAGAGCCCCTGTTCCTCTAATATCTTAAGCATTGCTTCTTCTAGGCTCATTCCTTCTTCTTCTGCGATAGCAGCGGCTTCTTCCTGCATGTCGCCTGCGTCAGGACCAAACATGCCGTATGCCATAAGGCCACCAAGACCTGCTCTGCCCAAGGCCCTTTGTCCCGCAGCTCCGTAACCAATTATTTGAGGTGCACCCCTGGACCCTGCAAGGTTACCAGTTCTAATCATTGACTGCCCACGGCCAAAAAGACGGTCAAGAGCTGTATCTCTTCTAAACCCTGAACCTCTTATAGCTAAATTTGGATTAAAGCGTCCCCCAAATGCACGGGTAAGCCCTCTAGCTATTGCGCTATTGCTTTGTCCGCCAGCCTTTAAAGCCCTTCCAATTCCAGTAGGAGTCCTAAGGCTATAAAGACCTCTAGCACCTCTTAAAGCCAATGGTAACGCCTTTGCTGCTGCGCCGCCTGCCCAGCCTATACCTGGAATAGCAAGGGCTCCCGTAAGGGCTACGTTTCCGGCGGTTTTTAAAAAACCTTGATCTTTTAAACCCTGCCAGTCGGTTGCGCCAGTGGTAAGGCCCATCGCACCACGACCAAGTGCCATAAGAGCACCCTCGTCTTCTCTGTTCCAGCCCTTGTCTTCAACGCCCCCACCGTTTGCTAATTCGATAATGCCCCCACCGTATGCCATTTGTGGACCCATTTCTGGAGGCATGCCCTGAGGTCCTGCAGCCAATAGCTGCTGTACACCCTGCATGTTTCCCCTAAACTTCTCTACTCGTTGGTCTGCCACGGTTCCTGGGGGCATGTTAGCGGCTGCTTGGGCGGCACTTGTAGCATCGCGAACGTAGGTACGACCATCCATCTCACCAAGAAGAACATTTTTATCAATCTGAATCCCAGGAGGTAATACGGAACCTTCCTGCTCATATTCACCCAGAATATCAGCATCGGTCATGTTCCGTGCAATTCGTTCCTGTTCTACAAAGCTTAGTCGCGCCATTGCTCTTCTCTTAGTCGATCAGTTGATTTTTTGTTTGATTTGGAACCTTCTGCCCCATTCCTTGGTTTTGAACAGGGTATTGGTTTTGGTTCCGTTGGGTCTGATTCCTGAATGCGTTGTACGCGCCCATCCCCGCTAAACCTGTAGAAGCCATTTGTTGGAACCCAGTCGGGCCTTGTTGCTGCGGCATATGGGCGCTTTGTATTGTAGAGCCTTGATACGGCAGGCTGCCCATTGCGCCAAGCTGCCAGTTAATATTCTGTCGCTCTTGGTTCATGGCGTTCATGCGGTCCTGCTCCTGCAGGTTAAGCAATTGCTGCTGCCTGTCCTGCCTATAGCCACCAACACCCATTAGGTCCTGCATTCTTGCCATTTGTTGCTGTTGTTGTTGTGCACCAAGGTTTGCCTGACCACTTGCGACACCGGCCATCTGGCTACCCATTCCGCCCATAGCTTGTGCTGTCTGACCGGCCTGACCAAGCATTTGACCTTGCTGGCCCATTGCGCCAAGCTGTGCTTGATAGCCCTGTTGGCCGAGGTTGGCCGCAGCCTGTGACGCCTGTAGGCCTTGGCCCATGCCTGCTTGTTGTGCACCAAACGCTTGTTGCTGACCCTGCATGCCAAATTGTGCGCCTTGTCCGGCAGCAGCCTGTTGTGCGCCGAGCCCTGAAAGTCCAATCTGGGCACCCGCCTGCTGTGCTCCAAGCTGTCCTTGAAGGCCCTGCATCGCGGCTGCCCTGTCGGCCTGAAACGCTTGCTGTGCATTTCTAAGCGCATCTTGTTGTGCACTACCGATAATATTTGCAGCCTGCTGAGAAACATCCTGGGCTCTTTGCGCTGATTCAACACCAGCCCTCATGCTTCCTTGTGTGCCCATCATAGCTTCTTGTGAGCCAGCTTGCTGTCCCTGTATTTGTTGAAACTCCCTTAACGCTTCAAGCTGCGGGTCAACAACACCCTTTGTGTATTGGGACATGTAGTCTTGCAGGTTTGCCCCCGTTTGGCGCATACCACCCTGCGCTGCTAAGCCAGCACCTGTTTGTCCGATAGCCGACATCGCACCCGTACCAAGAGCACCCTGTCTTCCACCTAATAACTGCTGTTCCTGTTGTGCAGCTAAGCCTGACTGTAGCATTCCAGCGCCAGCCGTCTGCCCCTGCATTCTCGCCTGTGCTCCAAGGCCCGCAAGACCGCGAGCGTCTTGCATTGCAAGATTTCGTGCCTGTTGTCCCTGAAGACCAAACTGACCTGCAAGATTTTGTTGTTGCGCTCCAATCCCACCAAGCTGACCATAGCCACCTTGAATCATTTGACCAGCTTGACCGTAAGACTGTGCAGCCTGCTGGGTACCCATAGGCCCAGGACCCATGGCATACTGCTCTCTGCCCATGAGTGCTGTTTGTGTGGCAGGGTCAATGCCAGCAATTCTTTGATTTGGGGACGCCGCGTACTGCCTTTGTCCCTCAGTAACAATCCTGTCAGTCAGGTTTGCATATTGTTGCGCAACGGCTGGGTTTAGCTGATGGCTTGTAACTGCTGATCCACCAGCAGGAATCCCACCGTTACTAAGCCCAATAATGCCACCAGACGCTCTACCCAAAGGAGCAATAGAATCCAGATAGTTTTGTATAGATTCCCGTCTTGGTATGTTCCACTTGTCGAGTGGATCTCTATCTGAGGCAACAACCCTGGGCCCGTCACTAAACATAACGTCAGTCTCTGGGTCGCCATAAAGGATTGATCGGTCAGCTACATCTACCATCCTTCGTTTAAAGGGCATAGTTGGTCCGGTCACTCGCAAACCACTTGCTGCATTATATGCGTTCATTGCAGGACCCAGATCTTCCATGCCTTCTTGGATCCACAAATCCGACAAACCCTTCATTATCTCACGATCTGAGAGAAGATCAAAATTCTCGCTTGACAAGACGGGAGGAAGTGGGCGCTGAATGCCAAATTCGTCTGGCTCCATTAAATTTGAGTTTTCACGACCCATCAAGAACCTTTGAAAATCATCTTTAGCTTGACGACTGGCTGCAGCCTCATCCATCCTGGCTCCCATAACACTGTCTTGCTCTTGGCCCCTATTAAGAAGAGCCATAATTCCAGCAAGTATACTGCGCCTACCTTCTGGCTTGGGATCAGGCCCTACTTGTCCACCGTGTGGGTAGCCTGGGTACATTTTTTTCTTAGGCATTTCTAGCTCTCATTGTTTCTAATTCTTCTGTTGTGGCTTCCCAAGCGGCACCGCCTGCTAGGTCTGGGTTTTTGGCTGCTGCCATTGTTGCTGCATCGGCTATTTGGTCAATTCTTGCTTGTGTGTCATGGGGGTTGATTACATACTCGCCACCCCTAACAACTGCACCAATAGGCACTTTGCCCCCAGTGGCAAGAGCCCTCTGTAGTCCAGCTTTTACTTCCTCGTCCGAATAGCCCGGAGGCGCAGCCACAGCAAGTCTATCGTCAACGGCACCCATTGCTTCTGGCATGCCGTCATTATAAAAAGGTATATAGCCTTCTGATATTACGTCACTAAAACCGTTCGCTGACTGCCTTCTTGCGCGAAGCTCATTAGCTTGTGCGGCAATAAACCCTGGAAACAATTGTTCTATCTCTGCAAACAATTGCTGCACCATATCGCTTGGCATTTCGCCCATCAACGCCTTTTCTACAAGCTGTTGGATTTCTTCTGGAACATCTTCCACACTAGATGCTGGAGGAACATCAAGTCTTTCGCCCACCTGTCCACCCTCAGCCTTTCCTTCAGGTTCTTCTGCGGGCGGTTCAGGTTGAGGTGCCAACATCGCTTGGTACTCTGCTGCTGTAGGACCTGTGTTTGGATTTGCTACCGTATTTGGAAGTGTGTCCAAAAACGCTTGGTTTGTTGCAGGTAGCGGTGCCGTTCCTCTTAGCTGTGCCTCTGTAAGGTTTGCGGTAGCGCCTGCGCCCGTATTTACGGATACCGGAGTGCCCGTGAGGTCTGGTGGCGTTGAAAGCCCTGGGGGTGTTCCTGTGTCAGCCGGTCGCGTAACGTAGTCAGGATCAGTTGAGTCTTTTCCGCCACCACCCGCTGCAGGCTGGGCACCGCCCATTCTTTCGATAAACGCTCTTTGTTGTTCGCTAAGACCACTAGTGTCTTGAGGTGCAAACGGGTTTAGCCCAACCGTGTTTAGGTCACCAGTTGGTCCAGTGTACATCATTGATTCAGGGTGCAGTCCAGGTATGTAATCTGGGTGTGCTGCTTGAGTGCCCGTATCAAATGGTGTTTGCTCTCTTGGCGCAGCAGAAGCAGGCATTGGGTCGCCTTGTAGCATCGGGTTCTGAACCCCCGAAAGACTTGTTGGCGTAGGATCATATGGGCTTGTGTTTTCTACAAATCCCCCCGCAACACTTGCTATGTCATCTGCTGGTCTTCCCTGTGCGATTGCGCGTCTGTTTTCAATTTCAGCCGATTCGTCTACGTTTCCAAACTCATCTTCGACACCAAGCTTTCCTGTCATTCTCGCTTGGTTCTCATCCATGCGATCACCAACTTGGTGGCGACCTTCTTCGCGAGAGGTACCCCTTCCAGTCTTTTGACGAGCGCGGGTTGTTTCGGGTAAAAGTTCTTCCATCGCAGATGGAATAGTTGGCCTGTTACTCTGTCTACGCCTACGCCTACCCGACCTACCACCTTCTCTTTCCATTTCCCCGCCACGCCTGTAAGCGGCCACGGTATGGGGTAGCATCCCACCAAGCGCAGCAGTCATTACAGGAAGACCGCTACCCTGTGCTGTTCCCGACAGTGCGCTTTGTGGTAGCACTTGTTGCGGATTTTCAAGCATTTGCTGGTGCGCTGAGTAGCCTGGAACCTCCGCCGAAGGACCACCAGACTCCTCAGCCCTGTCTGCTTCTATTTGTCCAGACAAGTTACCCATCATTGGGTACAGCATAGCCATTTTTGCAGGATCCATTGCTACGCTTTTTAGGCTACCCAACCCTTGTCCGGCAACCGCCTGGGCCTTGCCCAAGAGCCCAAGGTCTGCAAACCCTTTTTGCGCTACCGCATCGCCAATGCCACCCTTTAGGGCTTGTATTCCCTTGCCCCCAAGGTATCCCATTGCTCCGCCCATCAGGGCACCTTTAAGGCTTTTGTTTTTAATTCCGCCGATCAGCGCACCTACTCCGGCACTCGCAAGCGGGCCACCGAAAAAACCTGCAGCTAAAGGTGCAGCCCCTAGTGCGACCTTGCCTAAACCCTTTGCCGCACTTTTTAACCAACCACCTAACCCATAAGCAGGAATGTACCCACCCCCTGCGTACACCATTGGAATTTCTCCACCACCAGCAAAGCCAGAAGGATCAAATCCCTCAGGGTATCTGCCATACCTTAAATAGTATTCGCCAGCTAATTCGTCTGCTGATTTTCTAAGATCATCAAAATCAACACCACGTCTAAAGTTTACATAGTCGCCAGCGCCTCCGCCCGGAAGCCGGGGACGAAGCCCCACTTCTGTCATTATCCATTCAGTGGGATCTACGCTTGCGGTTACACCCTCTATGGGAAAAGCAAAATGATCTAAGTCGTCTTCAATATTAGTTACAGGCTTTCTGTAAGGGTGCTCATATCTAATGTTAAATGGGTCCCTGCCGACCGCTGGCTCAGGCACAGTGCCTTGAACGCCGAGTGGCATCACTTCTGGGACACGAACGCTTTCAGGTAAAAAGCTTGCAGCCTCAAATTCCCGAGCGGGTGTCATTGACTCCATCATCCGAGCAAGCCGCAGCTCTCTCATTGAGTCTGAGTCAGGAAGAGATGGCTCAGCCATAGATGCAAAAGTCAGCGGCAGTTCTCGCTTTACTATTTCTGCATCCATCAAAGCTTCTATTTCTTCCCGTCTATCTTCCCGCCTACGTTGAGGCTCAAGGTACAGCTCTCTTATTTCTCGTTCAGTAAGCTGGTTTGCTGCCCTGCCTGTAAAGGGATCTGTTTGTGGCCGGGTGTTTATCGAAGTTCTTTCCCAGCTAGGCATCCCTCCTGGATGCGACCTGCGCCTAAACACTTCTCTTTCTTTTTGCATTGTTCTAGGAACTACAACATCCAATCCTTCAAGCTGTATTGGATTGGCTTCAGACCCCTCCATGCTTTCTGCAGGTGCGGCGGCAGGTGCGGCAGCAGGTGCGGCAGCAGTCTTAACAGTAGGTGTAGCAGCAGGTGCGGCAGCCGCCTGCTCTGCGGCCAAACGTGCCCTGGCTTCGGCCTCAAGCTGTCTAAGCTTGGACCGAGTTAGTTCCATTTGAAAGTCTGCTGGCCGAGACTCATCGTAATCGTAGATGATGTCAGACATTCTTGTTAAGCCCTCTTCTGACAAATCTCCTGGTGGAGTCTGACGCAACACTGGTACTTCAGAGCCGAACGGGTTGTAGTTCCTAGGTGCCTCGTAGCCGGGTAATCTTCGGGCGGGAGAATGCCTAGGTTCTTCCTGAGGGCGGCCTAAAAACGCAAGCAGCTCTTCCAGGCTAGGGATCTCTCCCCCGTTACTGGCACTTGCAGGCTTGATTTCCATTGTCCATTTGGTTGGAGGGCCACCTACCTGAGCTTGCCCTTGTTCACTTGCGGACATGGGGCGAGCAAAGCCCGCGCCAGCCGGTGGGGACCCAGGCATAGCTATCCTATCGTCGGTTGCTATTGATTCTGCCATGGGGGGAGCACGAAAAGGGCTAGGTGGCACCCTCATTGCTTGGTTCATGCCGCCACCAAACCTGCCAGCACCCCTACCGCCACCAAACCCACCCATAGTCCTAGGTAACGCTTGCTGCATTTGCTGCAGCATAATGCGCTGCCTAATAGGTGAGTCATGAGGTATATACATCTCAGCTTGTCTCCACGCCAAACAAAGTAAATGCTATTTCATCTGCGGCTGATGACCTGACTGTTACTACATCATCATCACTTAGCGTGATGCCAATGATTATAAAAACAGAGTCGTTAGCGGCCAAAGCCTTGTCGTAGTAGATGTAGTGTTCATTTACTACGGTAGCACCCAGCGGACGAATCGCCACTCTAAACGAGGGCGTGTTCCCTGTGAGATTGCAGGCGACAAGCGAGCTTACCGTGGTCTGAGTGTCCTCAGGCACAGTATACAGATCCGCGTTATTCGTATCTGAAGGCGCTGTTTGTCCCAGTACCTTTAATGTATCAGCCATTACTAGCTCCTAGCAATAGAAACTGATACTTCCGTAACGACAAAGAACTATCTTTATCGCTTTGTGTTTTTACAGAATGTATATCACTGCTAACATCTTGAAGGTTTTGTTCTATTGTCCTTCGAGACAGTTGTTCATCATACTGCTCATACTTCTCTGGGGCCACATTTAAGGGCCTGTATGTCTTTAGGCTCATCGTCTGCTATCCGCCCTGCCATCTAGCCTAACAAAGCCAAGACGCCATCCGTACCCCACTCCAGTGCTTTCAACTTTCATTGACACCTGTCGAGCCCTTGCACGAACAAACCCCTCAGCAGTGCTTGGCGTAAACGCAACTGAAGCAATAGATGCTTGAGAGTCTGCTGGAAAGTTGTGACCGTTAAGGCTGACCGTTACTTCGTCACTTGACTCAGCACCAGTAAAGTAAAAGTCAGGAATAATTCTATGTATAGACCAGGTTTTATCTCCCTCGCCTAAATCCATGTCAGCAGTTTCGATGTACGCTGTCATCGCTGAGCCGTCGTCGTCGTACCCGTTTTCGTGGCTGTAAAGCACGTTTTCGTGATTAACTTTTACAGCGCCTCCGCCACCTGTGTCGGCAGTAGCTGCGTCAGCCAGTGTAATTGTGTAGTTATCGGCATCTGTTACCGTAACAACAGTGTGCTGATTGTTTAACAAAGTTGCTGACAGACCACCAGTTGCAGACGCATTAGAAATAAAAACGGTGTCTCCTACGGACAGCCCGTGGGCAGTGCTACTAATAGACACATTGCTGGTAGAGTCAGTGTTTGTTGTAAAGGGATTTTCAGATAAATCTTTTGAAATAATAGAAGATGCCAAGGGGTACGACTTGGTGTTGGCCTGGTTCCATCCACCGCGAACAAGTGTCCCTGTGTACCAAATATTGTCTTCGTAGTTGTATGTAACATACTTGTCGTTTTCGCCACTACCTGACTCTGACGGATAAAACCATGTTACCTCAGAAAAGTCTGGGTTGTGGCCACAAGCAACTTTTTGTCGCTGGCCTAAATCAAAATCATCAAACACAGTGGTAAGCACTGGGCATTTAAGTTTTTGCACTGATCCAGCATAAACATAAAAGTCTCCACGATCCATAAAGAAGACACGACCATTTGCATTTACTGCTGCGTTTTGCGAAATCATCGACATACCCCTTGCTACTTCCGTAAACGCAAAATAGTAAGGGCTTCCGACATATCTCATGCTGGTAATACCGGCGTCAGTCCAAATTAATATTTCCTGTCTTACAGCAAGTCCGCCGACAATCTCTGACCCAGAAGATAACTCCTGCCCACCAGCACTATTTGTAGACAGTGGCTGCCACGTTCCCACGGTTTCAGAGCTTGACCACCTAACATTTAAGGGGTTAATCGCAGTGGAGTTTACGCCCGTGCACCCAAGTGCAACTACATGGCGTCCAACGTCAGACATTAAAACTTGGTAGGCACCTACAGGAGGGTAGTAGGTTCCTGCTTTATAGCTTGCCGCAACACTCGTGCCGCCACCCGTTGTAGTGCTAGAGGCGGCATCGCCCGTATCAACTGTAAACGTAGTCTTGGTTGGCACAGTTGCAATCGTGTGTTCTTTGTTGATGTTTGCTGCGTCTACTCCACCTACAGCGGATGCGCCAGACAGGGTAACCTTGTCTCCCGCTACGGCCCCATGTCCACCCTTGTCCGTTACGGTAATAACGCTTGAGGTGTTTGTTACTGATATGGGATTAGATAAAAGGGTTACAGACCTTCGCACAACCTCTTCTAACGGTATTGCTCGGGTCGAGGTTCCGTTGCTTTCATCCCAGTAAAAAATCTTACCCTGACGAACGCAGGCGAGCATATCGTCACCAAAGTTATCTACTGACCATATTCGTAACTGCGTGGCTTGCCCTACGGAGGTTGCAGACCCCCAAGTGGACGACCCCCAGGTTCCTGAACCAAAGCCACCCCCATCAACAAACGTGTCCAAACCTGTGTTTATTTGAAACGCAGCGGTTACACTCGCCCCACCTTCTCCGGTATCCGTTGAAGATGCTCTTGCATCACAAACAACACGAAACTTTGTTGTTGGGTTTGTTCCGTCCGGCGCACCTAAGGCCACAACTCGGTGCTCCTTATTAATGCTTCCCGTGCCAATCCCACCGGACGCGGTAGCACCAGCTATAGTTACATAGTCTCCAACCACCGCACCGTGAGCACTGGATGTAGTGATTGTTATAACTGCGGTTCCGCTAACAGTAGCTATCGGATCAGTGCCGAGGCTTACCGTGCTGCGAACGGGGGTAATGTCGTAGTACCCACCGCCTAAGTTGACATAAAGTTTTAGGTGTGTGCCAATACCTATGTACTTGCTGCCCCCATCTGTAACCCAGTCGTGCAGCTTTCTGCATGTGCCCAGAAATGAAGCAGTAACGTACTTAGTCCAACCGCCCAACTTTTCAGCAAAGCCTTTACGAAACCTTACCTTGTCAGCGTCGTACCAAGTTCCTTCTGCGGTGTACCTAGTCCCGTCCGTAAACATACCCGGACTAGGTGATATTTTCATGAAGGGCATTTACTTTTTGGTTATGAAATGCGGAGCATCTCCATCCAGATGTCCGCCTACAATTGATTCACCGTCGATGTTCGCAGCCAAAAGCGCAAAGTTTAAATTGTTTTGCGCGTCTGTCATTGCTGCAAGCAAGCGTTTAAACAACTCTGCTTGCTCAACTGATAACATTACTTTTTGTTGCTCCGGTTGCGAAAACTCATCAGTTTTTTCTACTGGAGAGCCTTTCTTTGAGGTTTGCTGTTTCTGCTTCGACTGATGCGAGACGTTCGCCATGTGTATCTACCTTTGTTCCGATACGGTTTACGGTACGTTCAATTTGAGCAAGAGACTGTTTAGCCCCGTTTAGTCCCGCCTTTACTCCACCATAAGCGGCCCCTGCGGCGGCTGGTATGGCAAGTAAAGACAGGAAGGTGGTCATATCACTCTCCATTTTCCTTAGACTCTGCCTTGTTTCTTTCTAGTCTGAAAAGTCCATCGTCGTCAGTTGATTTTGAATCCGTGTAGTGACTATCGTTTCTTTCAGCAACTACTAGCCATGACACAGTATCCGTGCAGTCACTGTCTTGTGCAGAAATAGTAAGTGTAGAACCTGAAACAGACCCACGGACTTGAGTCCAACCTGTTTCGTTCTGCACCCAGACTTGAGGATTGCGGCAAAGAACCGCCCATGTGCCGCTAGTCATTCTTGCGGCCTCATCTAAGTCAATTGTTGCAGCACCCCCTTGAAGATCGACGCTGCCACGGTACATAAGGTCGGCTTGCGGACCCTCAATGCTTGCATGAGACAGTGTGTGCGTGTCCGTCATGCTTGGCAAAGGATGGTCAATTCGGAACGTCTTTGTTCCTGCGGTAAGCTCCCCAACCACATTGACTGTGCCACCGCTTGAAATGCTCATTCGAGCAGTTTCATTGGTGCCAAAAACCATGCCTATTGAGCCAGCATTGTTGTAGATATTCATGTTGCTACCGTCTAGTGCGATAGCACCACTGTAACCATTTCCTGTAATAGCAAGCTGACCACTTGCACTAGCATCCATTGAGATGTCTTGTGCATCTTTAATTGTAAGTTTGGCATGGGGCGTTGCTACGCCAATACCAACGTGGTCGTTTCCTGCGTCTGCATAAAAAAGGTTTGCGTCTCCGTTGCCTTCAATACGAAAGTCAACATCAGCAGAAGCTTCGTTGAAGACGGCTCCGGCATTAACTGTAAGTGTGCCGCCCAGTGTGGTCGTGCCTGACACATCTAGTGTGCCGTTTAGATCAACGGCTGTCGCGTTAAGCTCAATTTCATCAGTAGCGTTAATATCCAGAACGGTAGCCGAAGGTGCATTGATGTACTGAGACGCATCGTTAAACTGCAAGGCCATTGTGCTATTAAGCAACAGGCCCGTGTCTGCAACATGGGTCAGGGTTACATCGTCATCGTCACCGAATGATATTACCGCTTCATCTGCCAAGAATAGGTCACTAAACTCTAATGAAGCTGTACCCAGAGCGGCTCCATCTGACGCATCGGGGACAAACGCTGTGGTAGCGGTAATCGTTGTGCCCTCAATGGTGCTTGCTCCAACTATCGTACCCGACACATCTAGGTTTGCATTAACGTCTGCTAGGGTGGCGTTAAGCTCAATCTCGTCTGTTGCGTTAATGTCCAGTATGGCATTTGAAGGAGCATTGATGTATTGACTGGCATCATTAAACTGGATTGCCATTGTAGAGTTAAGTAGCAACCCGGTATCTGCAACATGTGTTAGCGTTACGTCAGTGTCTGCACCAAAGCCAAGAACGGCAGCATCGCTAAGAAGTGTGAGATCGTCCCCCACGGTTGCATCTGCTGACATTGTAACATTGCCAGCTACAGTGAGTGTGCTACTTATTTCTAAGTCAGCAAAGACATCCAGTACTGCAGCACCACCACCCGCACCGTCCGTATAGACTGCGGCAACCTTACCGTTACCAATCGTAATGTTGGCACCAGAACCCTGACTAATAATGATGTTTTGAGATCCGCTCGTAGCGTTCTCAATAAACCACAGCTTGTTAACCGTGTTAGGTGCAATGGTAATTGTGCAAGCAGAGTCGAGTGTTCCTGTGTACTTAAGGAAAAGTGCTCGGCCTTCATCAGCCGCACCATCTGCGATAGTCGTTGTGTGGGTATCAGCGTTCGTTGTGATCGCTTCTGTCCCAGAACCAAAAGCATCGGCAATAAGCTCAAGGTTTGTGTTGGTTTTAGTGCCCCAGGTACCGTCTTCGCCACCTGTTGCAATCTCCAACAGCCTCAGATTGTTTACATAAGTTCCCATGCTTATTTCCTATGGTTATGTCTTTATAACTTCCCAGCTTGGCGACTGTGTGTCACTGACACTAGACCAGCTGGGGCTTTGTGAATCCGAAACTTCTGACCAGCTAGGGGTTTGTGAGTCAGAAACACCCGACCAGCCAGGAGTCTGCGAGTCGCTAACCGCTGCCCAGTTTGGTGTCTGTGAGTCATCTATTAATCCCCATACATTTACACTTTGTATTCCCGCAGTACCTACTACGCCAGTAGCACTTACTGTTACCCCGGTCCCGCCAGTTGCTGTTACCGAGCTTACAGCCCCCGTGGCTGTTAACCCAGTAACTGTAATGTTTGCATCTGCCGTAACTGTTACTGAACTTAATGCGCTAGTTCCGGCCAATCCAGTAACTGAAACATTTGCTGTCCCAGTTACTGTTACACTTCCTACCGCTCCCGTTGCTGCTATGCCCGTAGGAGCAACACTTGCTGTTCCTGTTACGGTTACACTTCCTACCGCACCAGTTCCTGCCAATCCTGTTTCAGTAACATTGGCATCGCCTGTTACTGTTACAGAACCAACTGCACCCGTACCGGCTACACCTGTTTCTTCAACAGGTACAGCTTCACCCCAAGTGCCGGAGTCCCATGTAGACCGACCCCAGCCTGTTACATTTGCCATCTTAGGCTATGCGAATAATTGCGTTACTCGCATCTGCTGCAGGAAAAGCAATTGTAAAAGTTCCAGCAGTAGCGGTTTTATCTGCACCAAAATCCAAGACAAGCACAGACGTATCACCACTAGTGTCTTCATTAAAGATTAGTGCGCCCCTAGCCGTAAACGTTGCAGTAGACCACGAAGTGTCTGCAAAGTCGGTAAGGGCTGTTGTTCCACTAGTTGAGGGGTCTACCCTTGTTAGCGTGTTTCCTTTAGCAGAATAGTTTGTTCCGCTTATTTCATTGCTTGTCGTATA